AAGTTGAAGAAAAGAAAGTTGTTCAATTTTACGGCATGAGCAGTGATACTGCTATGGATAAACATCATGGTGGCGTAGCAAGTTATCGCAGTAGTGAAGGACGTACAGTTAAGATCCCATATCGAGGAAAAATAAACGATACTGTATTAGATTTGTTGGGAGGATTGCGTAGTGCAATGACTTATTGCGGGGCGGCTAGGTTAAAAGATTTCTCCAAGTGTGTTACTTTTATAAAGGTAAATCATCAATATAATACTATCTACGAAAATAATACGGTTAAAACATAACTTTTGGGAGGTATTAGCATAAATAGTAGTGTTAAAGGAGAAACGAATGCCTAAAGGAAGATATGAAAAAACAGAAGAACTCAAGCAAAAATGCAGAGACAATGGAAAAAAGCAATCAGGAAAATCTCCATCTAATGCTAAGTATTATGAAGGATATGTTCAAGGTGATTTTAGTATAACAAAAAGATTAACTCCGATTGGATACAAGTTATCCAATGGAAAGCGGTATACTAATTTTTTATGCAGGTGTAACAATTGTGGAGAGCTTAAAGAAATTTCAGCACATGATTTTTCTGCTGGATATAAAATAAAATGCAGTGAAAAAAAATTACCTTCTAATTGGACTGGGTACAGAAAAATAAGCGGATCATATTGGAAAAGAATTCAAAAACAGGCCGCTGAAAGAAAACTTGAATTTAGTATTAGTATAGAATATGCCTGGACACTGTTTGAAAAACAACAACAGAAATGTAAGTACAGTGGTGTAGAATTGAGTTTTAGTGGAACCAAAATGGGAAATTTAGCAAGTTTAGACCGAATAGACAGCAAAAAGGGTTATGTAGAAGGAAATGTCCATTGGGTTCATAAAGACGTTAATATGATGAAAAGAAATTTTACAGAGGAGTATTTTATTAATTTATGTGAAACTGTATATAAAAACTTTATTAGCAAAAAACAAATACTAAATACATAGTCACACAACGGTGACAACTTTTCAAAACTTTAATCCATGTAAGGAAGGATTCAATATGTCATACAATAAAACCAAAGTAGACCCACAACTGGGTATAAAAGTACACGAACATTTAGTTAAGATGGGTGTAGAAACTCCCACAATAGAATCTAAACTAGAACGTAAAGATAAAATCTCTGTCATTGAACATCATATGGCAGAAATTATGAAAACTTTAGGTTTAGATTTATCTGATGATAGTTTACGTGAAACCCCAACACGATGGGCAAAAATGGCTGTCAATGAAATTTTTTGGGGCCTAGACTACGAAGCATTTCCCAAATGTACTACCGTCGATAATAAAATGAAGTACAACGAAATGGTAGTTGAACGTAATGTTAGTGTTCAAAGCAATTGTGAACATCATCTAGTTATAATTTCAGGTTTGGCAACAGTTGCATATGTTCCCAAAGATAAGGTTCTTGGTCTTAGTAAAATCAATCGTATTGTTGAATATTTCAGCAAACGCCCACAAATTCAAGAACGATTAACTGAACAAATCTTTCATACTCTACAATACATTCTTGATACTGAAGATGTTGCTGTAATGATTGATGCAAAGCATTATTGTGTAGCAGCTAGAGGTGTTGAGGATACTGGTAGCTCTACTGTTACAAGTAGGTTAGGTGGAGGATTCAAGTCTGATCCAGAAGTAAGAAACGAATTTTACCAATTGGCAAGAAAGTAAAATGTTTATCGTAAAATATATTGTAGGATGGTTCGCCATCTTATTTTTCTTGGTTCTAATAGAAACAGGAGTAGCCTGGTTTTTATTGGGAACATTTGCAGTAATAGCAATAGCAACATTTTTAGTAAATGTTATTGTAATCGCAGAAGAATATAACACACCTCCATCTAGGCCTCGGGACGATGATTTTCAATAAAATTAAAGAACTTAAAAAAGAAAACAAAACTATTGGCATAACATTCAGCACTTGGGATTTGCTTCATGCAGGACATATTGCAATGTTAGCTGAAGCAAAAAATCATTGTGATTATTTGATTGCCGGGCTTCAAACTAACCCAACTATTGATCGTCCAACAACAAAAAACAAACCAGTACAATCAATTGTTGAACGACAAATAACCTTAGCAGCATGTAGATATGTTGATGAAATCGTAGTATACGAAACAGAAAAAGATTTGGAAGATATCTTGTTGACTCTTCCTATAGATGTTCGTATACTAGGCGTTGAATATCAAAGTAAAAATTTCACAGGAAAAGAAATCTGTGAAAAACGCAATATCAAAATTATCTTTAATGCTAGAGACCATAGTTTTAGTTCAAGCAGTCTAAGAAAAAGGGTAGCTGAATCAGAATTACATAAGGAAAAAGTATGATTTATACTCCATGTGTCTACAAATACGTAAGCACAAAAGAATATATAGATGAATTTCCAGTAGCATACAAGCAATGGAAGGCAGATACCCATTGTAATAAAAATCATGGCTACAGCTTTAGTTTCAAGTTTTATTTCGGTGCAAATGAACTTGACAAGCGTGGCTGGGTTTGTGATTATGGTGGGTTCAAAGAACTTAAGCAAATACTAAAAGATCAATTTGATCACAAAACGTTGATTGCCGAAGATGATCCAGACTTAGAAATCTATAAAGATTTGGCAAAACGTAATGTATTGGATTTGACGATTCTGCCAGCAATGGGATGTGAACTAATTGCTGACCAACTTTACAGATTTATGAATGGGGTATATATCCCTGATTATTTAGGTAAAGGTGAGGCTGAACGAATTTGGTGTTTTCGCGTAGAGGTTCGTGAAACAAAATACAACATGGCATGGCGTGAAGGTCATCGTCATTGGAATGAGGATTTATTTTAATGGCACATTTAGTAGCTAATTTACCACCAATTCATTGCTTTATACGCAAAGAATTTTTATATGATTTTACTCAAGGTCACAATGAATATGAACCTTGTATTTGGGTAAGTGTCAAAAGCATAAGAAGTCAGGCTTTTCGTATTGAAGCATACTTACCCAATTATGGAGCATTATATGACAAGTTACCATTGAATGCTTTTGTCAGTAGAGATACAGACCTAGACAAAGATTCTTTCTTGAGTTTGGATACATTGCAAATTTGGGATTGTTTTAGTTATGATTTTACTGTGATACAAAAAGTCTTTCTAAGAAATCTAAGTTGTAGATTCTATGCGAAGGACAAAAAGTTTCATCAGGGCAATTATTTGTTTACAATTGACAATTGTGCCCCTGATACTAATATAATTGATACTAGTTATGCAGAGTATCCAGAAGATCATAAAAGTTTCAATTTTATTGAATTAGAGAATGGGCAATATGCGGCACAACCTAATAATCGTTGTATATTTTTAGATGCTGCTAGCAATCCAAAAGTAATGAAATTTCCAGATTTCAAGGTTTGCACAAAGAAATATGTAGTTGAGACTAATCCAAAATGGTCTTTGGGTGATAGCACAACAGTAATGTATGAATAGGATTAAAAATGCGTCAAATAAAAGTAAGTGAAATATTTTACAGTATTCAAGGTGAGGGCCGATATATGGGAGTTCCTAGTATCTTCCTACGAACATTTGGTTGTAACTTTACCTGTAGTGGTTTTGGAATGAATAAAGGAGAAAAATCTAATGAAAGAGACATGGTTGCAAGTCGTATTACAGAGTTTAAGCAATATAGAGATTTACCACTTGTTAATACCGGCTGCGATTCTTATGCTAGTTGGGATCCTAGGTTCAAGGACCTTTCACCAGTTTTTACAACAGAAACTATCATTGAAAAAATCACCGACCTCTTACCCTACAAAGAATGGAGAGAAGAACACTTAGTTATCACTGGTGGTGAACCATTACTTGGTTGGCAACGAGCGTTTCCTGAGCTATTAGATGATTCAAAAATGAAATCATTAAAAGAACTAACCTTTGAAACAAATGGTACACAACCTTTAACTAATGAGTTTAAAGATTATCTTTATCATTGGGGTATTGAGCAACGTGGATATAATTGCCTAACATTCAGTGTGAGCCCAAAACTCAGTAATAGTGGTGAACTAAGGTCTGATGCCATTAAACCAAGTGTTGTTTGTCAATACGAATCAATTGGTCATACTTACTTGAAGTTTGTAATCGCAACCGAAGATGATTTAGAAGAATGTCTAGATACAGTTGATGTTTACAAAAAGCATGGTTTCAAGGGTAATGTCTATTTGATGCCAGTGGGCGGTGTTGAAAGTGTGTATCATCTAAACAACAAACGTGTAGCAGAATTTGCAATGAAATGCGGATTGCGTTATAGTGATAGACTTCAAATTCCTCTATTCCGGAACGCATGGGGTACATAAAAGTGCTTGATCCTATAGCATTAGACTATATTGATTACCTTCAACCGTATCTAAAACTGGTTGAACATTGGAAACTACATTATTGTATTATTCCAAGAAGGTGTGACTTGACAGGTAAAATATTGTGGTTTAAACATTGCTATAAAGGATCAAGATATATCAAACAAATAGGAAACTCAGATATTTACTATATTGGCGAAGAAGAATTTTTAATTTGGAAGCTCAAGCAATGAGAACATATAACAAAAGAATCATGTTTTTGGTTAGCTCACAGACACTTATTCCACATGGTGGGATTGGGCAATTCGCTAAAAGTTTCTGTGAATTAATGGATGAACACAATATCAGAGTTGATATCGTCACCGACAAAGACATACCTGACAGTGAATTTGTTTCTTCATTGAAGGCAAATATTATCACGCCACGTGATCCATTACGCTACACTGAACATAGCAATATTTTTATGTATGGTGATACATTTTGCTATGAACGTATGGCTAACTTTCGCAATGCTATTGTACAAGCATTAGAGAAAAATTTATATGATGTAATTGTGTGTAACACATATGAATCTATTCAGGTTGCATTGACTATGGGTCTTGAAGATTGCATCCAAGTGATCGCATATACACATTTAGAAAGCCAAATCTTCAAAGACACTAAGAATCCATTCCTTCATTCTACTAATGACATGATGCGTAAGCAACTTGAATGTAATGGATTGTGGATTGGAACACAAAGTAAATTTAATCAAATTTCTATGAGTAATGGTGCATGGTATCTTCCTATTCCTATTACTGAAAGAGGATTACTAGAAGAATATAAAGGCGAACGTGAGGGTGTGTTGTTTGTGGGTCGTTGGGAAGAGGGCAAGAATCCTGAACTTTTCATAGAATTGATTGAAAAGACTAAGCTACCAGCTAAAGTAATGACTAGCCCTAATGGTGTCAAGAAGTTTGAAGAACGATTGAAAAAGATTGGTGTAACCTATGATGTTCGTGCTAGTATTGTAGGACAAGAAAAAGTAGACTTTATTAGTAGTTCTAGAGTTGCGTTCAACCCAAGTACAGTAGAGAGTTATGGTATGGCTTTCTATGAACAGATTATACAGTTGCCTACTTTTTGTTTAGGAAATCAACGTTGGACTAAGAACTTTGATGGACATTTATTTTTTGAAACTAACAAAAAAGAAATGGCAGAAGATGTATTAGATGCATACAAAAGATTTGCTACTGCTAAAGATTGGTATGATAATGGTCGTCCATTAAAGGAAATAAACCAAAAAGAAGAACAGGTGTTTCGTAAGTGGAATGATTGTTTTAGTGAATTTGTTGCAAAACAATCAAACAGCAATACTGCAAAAATTTGCAATGAAAAGACGGTTAAGCTATCCGATTATATTGATTCACTAAAACGTAAAGTCATCTGTATTGATGACATTCGTAGCGTGTTGACTAATAAGCATAAATTTCGTATAATCTATACAGACAAAGATACCTATTTAACAAAGGATCCTTTTTTTAATCCGATTGAGGAAACAAACGAAAGTTTATTTAGTTTTGAATGAAAAAAGTACTTATTACCGGTAGTTCTGGCTACATAGGATCTCATCTATGTAAAATGCTCACGGGCAAATATGAGATCCATGGTCTTGATATTGTTGAACCAAGAGTGTCAGTAGACAAGTTTTATCAATATGATATCACTAAACACTTTAGTATTCATACTAAATATGATGCTATTGTACATTTAGCTGCATTGGTTAATGTAGGTGAAGGCCAAAAAAACCCTATAAGTTACTACAAAACTAATTTAAATGGTACAATCAATCTTTTGAATCAAACTAACACAGAAAACTTTATTTTTGCAAGTACCGGTGCAGCAAAAGATTGTTTAAGTGCATATGGTGTTAGTAAACGTGCAGCCGAAGATGTTGTACGTGCAAACTCAAATAGAGTCAATCGTCAATATACAACATTTAGGTTTTACAATGTAATTGGATCTACTATAGTTGGACCTACTAATATTGACGGATTGATGTTTAATTTAATAAAGGCGTTAGAATCAGGACAGTTCACTATACATGGAACTGATTACCCTAACACTATTGATGGAACATGTGTACGTGATTATGTACATGTTGAAGAAATTTGCCATGCAATAGAAATGGCAATCGAGACACCTGCAAATAAGATTGAATGTTTGGGTCATGGTGTTGGATACACTGTAAATGAAATGGTAAATATTTTTAAGAAGGTAAATGATTGTGACTTTGTTGTTAATAAAGGTGTTCGTCGTGATGGAGACATTGAACATTATGTTCTAGAAGATGTGAGTCCATATATGAAACACTTGTACAATATTGAAGACCTACTTAAAGTAAAAAAATGAAAACTCTAACACTAAAAGATTTGAATGCAACTCAAATGCTTGATGTGGTACATGAATTGAAAACCATTGGGTTAGTAGTTGGAGTAGATTTTGATTTTCAATATACTCCAGGAAGTTGGGATTGGGAAGCCATAAAACAAATTCCAAGAAAAACAGAGTTTACTTTTTACAACGAAGAGGCTGCTACTTATTTTTCTTTGAAATATTTATGAACCGCTGCCAGAAATGTGAAATGGATCGTTGATCACGATTTCGCCATCGCTGCCTAATAAAAAGTTATAAGCATGTAAATCTAATATGTAACCCTTTGAATCCGCTATTTGATTTAGTTCTGATATGGTTTTTGCTAACAACTCTAATTCTTTTTCCCCACCGAGAAGAGAAACCAACATACCAAACTCTGCTGCGTTTTCTTTTTCCCACTCTATTTCTAAATTTCGATGATATAGGTTATCTTTGAAAAACATTCTATAACCTCTTGTTAAACCATAATCCTTTATATATTCTGTTAGACTTTCCAATAAGTATGCAACTCCTTTTATTCCATCAAATGGAAACAATCTTTCTGTTCTAATTTGTAGGTAGGTTCTATTTTTGAATGTAAATGTTTCATATCCAAGTATTTGTAGTAGAAATGGATTGTTTGGATTTTGCTTGCAATAGTTAGCGTAATCAATAAAGCTTTGTTGACCTTTGCTTAACCGCCCTCTATAAGTTGTTCCATAACCGAATATTTTTAGAACAGTACCATCAGGTGCAAGCCATGCTTGTTGGTCAGCTCCATCGCCTAAAAGTTTGTAACCTTTTCCGAAAAGGATATCTTTAATATCTGGGTCAATCGTGGCTTCACATATGATTTCTTTGGTAAGCATTGTATACCTTTAATTATAGTTCCTATTGTTTTGACAATTAATACGTTTATAGTGTAAACTTTATATTATTTATCTAAATACAGGATTATCATGCATACTTTTGACATCTCTATCAAACGCCTAGGATTTGCTTGTAAGTGGGCAGAAATCAACAAAAAAGGTGAAATCTCTAGTGTTGAAGGGCTAAACACTGGGGGAACTACCTTAGCTTGGGCAAATCGTAACAAGCGGGATATTGTTGAACAAAAAATCATTGATGTTGCTAAACAAAACATCATGAATACTCACAACCTTGTTAAGAAAGTTGCATCATTGCCCAAACCACTTCGCATGTTGCGTTTGACTAGTGACATGTTTTCGTTTTATACGCATGACGATTACAAAGACTTTTGGAAGTCACAGTATGTGCAAGATTGTCTAGCACGTTGGATGGCACCGATTGGTGAAACTGCGAGAAAGAATGATGTTAGGGTGTCATTTCATCCTGATCAATTTGTGGTATTGGCAAGTGATCGTCCTGAGGTGGTAAATAAGAGTATTGAGGAGTTTGAATATCATGCAGACATGGCCCGTTTCATGGGGTACGGTAAACAATTTCAGGACATTAAAATCAATGTCCACATCTCGGGTAGACAAGGTCCAGAGGGTATCCGAAAAGCCTATCAACGACTATCACCTGAAGCAAGAAATTCAATTACCATTGAGAATGAAGAAAACGCATGGGGACTAGATGATTGCCTATCACTAAGTGATTTGCTGCCCATAGTTCTCGATATACATCACAATTGGGTTCGTGAAGGAGAATACATTGAAACTACTGATGAACGTATTAAACGGATTATTGACAGTTGGCGCGGTGTGCGTCCTGTTATTCATTATAGTGTTAGTAGGGAAGAGTATCTTGCTGGCATCCCCAGCACTGAACTTCCCAATCTTAGCACGTTGATTGAATCTGGATACAACAAACAAAAACTTAGGGCACACAGCGATTACTACCACAATAAAAAAGTCAACGATTGGGCGTTGACTCATTTGGAATATGCAGACCTAATGTGCGAGAGCAAAGCAAAAAACCTAGCGAGTTTTGCCTTGTATGAAGAGGCTAAAAAATTAAACTTTATCTGAAGACTTTTTAGTTCTTTTTCTTGATGGAGTTGTCTTTTTCACTGCTTCTTTTATGTCTTTGACATTGACTTTGCCATCATTGTTTTGGTCAAGAACTTTTTTGGTTCTTGCTTTTGCTTTTTTGGGAGCATTTTTCATGTCAATAACATTATCAACTGCAGGCTTGACTTCTTCAACTTTGGTTTCAACGACAGGGGCTGGTTCTGGTTTTGTTTCAACAACTTCGGGCTTAACCTCTGTTGCTACAACAGGCTCTGTTTTTACAGGCTCTACTACGGGAGCGACAACAGGTTGAATTGGCTCAAGAGTAGGTTCAATTTTTTCATATTCCTTCAACCTTGCTTCTTCAAGTTCATTTTCACGTTTTATTCTTAAAATAATGAAGACTGCAACAATTGCAATGAATATAATACTTATGATTTCCATAATTTTCTCCTTTTTAATATTTATCAAAAAAACAATCTTATAAATAATTTTGAGGTGTAACATGCTAAACAAATTAAAAAGCTTATTCAAAAAACCAGAACAACCACAGCCGATAGTAATTGAAAAGGTACATGAAGTACAAGTAGAAAAAGAAGTTGAACCAGATATCAAACCAGTTCAACCTAAGAAGCCAAGAAAGCCAAGAAAGCCAAAACAAGTAGAAACTCCAAAAACTCTTTCTGCTAAAGAGTTAGCAACACAAAACAATGAACCCTACATTAACATCATTAAAGTAGAGTTAGATCATAACAATATCAACAATGGGAGTTTTGAACTAGATTGGAATGACAAATTTGTATTGAATTTAATTCGTGCAGGGTATAAACTACGTGATGATGAATCTGATCAAACTATCGTTGATAGATGGTTTCAATCTGTTTGTCGCAATATTGCTCTTGAGTTATATGAGCAACAAGTAGCAGATCCTGAAAAACGTGATGATATTCGTATCATTAGGTCTAAGGATATTGGTAATGGTAGAAGTGAAGTAAGTTAACTATAGAGATACACATGATTGACATAGATGTTTACGAACCTGACTTTGTCATTAGTTGTAAATTTCTTAATTCTAGCAAAGAAATTTATGAGATAATGAGGAGTAAAACTATTACCAGAGCATATGTATATGCAATGGTATACCAACCAAAAACACTTTATGCTGATATTTTAAAGGTAGGAATGAGTTCCCCTAGCTTGAGCGAAAAACGTGAACGTCAAGTAGGTGAAAGAATTGTACGACAAGTGTCACATGTCCCGGGATGGGATTCAGGTCCTCCGTATAGCAGTCATGGATCGGATTTTTATTATGCAGTACGAAATTTTTTGATACCCAAAAAATTAGTTGTTGAAAACTTTAATAAAGATATGTTGCATATTGGAGTTTGGGATATTACTCAAAGAGCACACTACAATATAATAGAAACTAATGACGATGATTTTACACTTGCAACATGGGCAGAAGGGGAACTAGCAAAACAATACAAACAAACACATGGTAATAAATTGCCTCTACTTAATAAAGTAGATCCAACTAAAACAAAAGTGTATAATAAACCATTTCTTTCAAAAGAAAACTTTAATGAAGTTTTTGCTTTTTCCTAACATCACGAAATTATAGAGGTTAATGATGTTTACAAATCTGCTCAAAAATAAAAACAGACCTAAATGTATTGTTGAAGGGTGTAATAGTTTTGGTCAAAATACCGGTAATAAGAGAAAAGATGGAAGTATTTATTACAGAAAAGAATGCCATGCACACCATTGTCAAAAATATCGTTTAGGTGATTGGGCATATAAATCTTATCGCAAAGAATATTGTGAAAATATTGATGGTAGACTTGGATTCAAATGTACAGCTACTATTTTGAAGGAACATTATAAAAATTTGTTAGATACTGACCATATCAACAATAATCATGATGACAATCGTGAATGTAACCTACAAACTCTTTGTGCAAATTGTCATAGAGTAAAAGGAAAACTATTTGGTCACCTTACCAGTTTAGACTACATAAAACGTCTGTTCGCACAAAATAAAAATTTGTTTGACAAGAAAAATAATAAGAGTTATAATTCAATTCATGTTTAACCATATTCAGGCATAAAAATGCGATACGCACTAATTGACACAGCTAATCTTTTCTTCCGTGCCCGTCACGTAGCAAGTCGCAATAGCGATCCACAAGAAAAAGTAGGCATGGCTCTTCATCTAACACTAGCTTCGGTTAATCAGGTTGTTAGACAACATAAGATTGATCACGTTGTGTTTTGTCTTGAAGGTCGGTCATGGCGTAAAGATGTATACGAACCTTACAAGAAGAATCGTATCGTTGATACATTGTCCCAAACTGAAGAAGAAATCGAAGAAAACAAGTTGTTTTGGGAAACCTACGAAAAATTCTGTACGTTCATCCGTGAAAAGACCAACACTTCAGTAATTCGCCATGAACGTGCTGAGGCTGACGATATCATTGCACGATTCATCAATCTACATCCAAACGATACACATTACATTATTTCTTCTGATACTGACTTTGTGCAGTTGATCAGTGAGAATGTACACCAATATAATGGTATCACTAATGAATTGATCACACTGAATGGCTTTTTTAAGGACAACGGCAAGCCTGTTCTTGAAAAGGACAAAACACCAAAACTTCTTGAAGATCCGCAATATCAATTGTTCAAGAAGATCATCCGAGGTGATGCTGGTGATAATGTGTTCACGGCATATCCACGCGCCCCTGAAAAGGGTAGCAAAAATCGTGTAGGTATTCGTGAAGCATTTGAAGATCGTACAAAGCAAGGATTCAAGTGGAATAATTTTATGCTACAACGTTGGACTGACCACAATGGTACAGAACAACGTGTACGTGAATGCTATGAACGTAATCGTATGCTAATTGACCTCACTGCACAACCTGATGACATCAAACGTGAAGTTGATGAACGTATCAAGTCATCAGTACGAACCAGCACGATCCCTCAAGTTGGAATTCATTTCATGCGATTTTGCAAGCAATATGAATTGACTAAGATTGGTGATCAAGCTGAAACATATGCAAAATGGATCAACAGTCCATACATCGGGGAAATTGTCAATGAAGGAACATGAACATTTTGACATATTAGGTAATAAGATTAATTTGGGAGATATTGTTGCCTTTTCACACCACAACAGTTTAGCTATTGCAAAGGTAACTAAATTAAACCCAAAGATGATTTCAGTTAAACGTATTGGTGGAAAATACAAAGCAGAACACTATAAGTATAGTGCAGATACTGTTTTAATTCCAGAAAAAGATGCAGTAATGTATATTTTGAGGCAAACATGATTAAGATTGACGTTGACCTACATAATCCATATCACAATGAAAACAAATTTGGTTTTCGTAGTTTGTATGACAAAGCTTTTCGTATATCTGAAAACCGTACATTAGAATTTCAAATAAGTTTCTATCTTAAAACATTGATTGGATTAAGGTTTCAAACAGCTTGGCGCGGAAGAGATCATGCTGGGCCTGAGTTTGAAATCACTTTGTTTGGGGTTACTATTTGTTTAAGTTTACCTGACAATAGACATTGGAACTATGACAAAAATACATGGTATAAATATGGGGAAGAGGAACTAGATGAGTAACAGTTTAATTGCTAAACCTATCGTTAAAGATCAGTATTGGTTGATTACTGATGGAAATCAAAAAGTTGGAAATGTTTCTGTTAATAATTTAGGCTATACAGTGACAATAAATGGTTACAATAAGACCTATACCAACAAACAAGAATTACAAAAGCAAACAAAAATCACCTTTCAAAAACTTGTCTTAAACCTAAAACATAAGATACCATACGATGAATATCCAACTACAGCTAGAGTATTCAACTCTATTATGGATATCAAAAAGAAGGTACATCTATACACTAAGACAAAAAAGAGTAAATGCTACTATGTTGCAGGTTGGTTTGTAATGGAACAAAATGATGTCAAAAAAGTAATGTTTTGTCCCAAATATATTTTTGTTCAACGGTATAATTATTTTGGTCCATATAAAACAAAACATGAAGCAGAAGAGCAACTAAATAAATTATGCTCTACATAAAAAAGTTTATAGATCGAATAGCATATTTAGAATCAAGGCAGGTTAAGGATTTTACAATGCCATTGTCTGATGCAAAAATGCTCAGAGATGAAGTAACCAAAATACTATTAGATATAACGCAACAGAAAAGTTCTTTAGAGAGTGTTGTTGAAGTGCAGGTAAAAGGCAGAAGTTTCAAATGAGTAAGTCACAACCAAAAGTTTTATTAGAAATAGTAGACAAACATACCTACAAGTGTGATCAAATCATTGAAACTTCTGGGGTATGGGCAATTTTCTATGAAGGTGCACCAATAAATCTAAAAACACAGCATTACCTTGATAGTGAATCTGTACCTAAATACAAGAAAACAAGTTTTGGAAATCCTGGTCATGCTAGAAACTTGTGTAGGAAATTGAATACTAAGTTCAAAACTAACAAGTTCACAGTAGTGTTCATGACAAATGGTACTACTGTTTATCCTTAAATGATTAGATATGATCTTTTATCAAAAAAAGAAATAACTAAAGCTGTACTAGATAGTATACCCAAAGAAATAAATCCTTACCATTATACTGATTCAAATTTTGATAAATTAATCTTTGATTGGTGGTTTACTCCTAGCAATCCTTGTTTAAGACTAACAGACATCGGAGAAAATGGATTTAGGCTAGCTGATATTGAATATTATGAGTTTGATTGGCCTGCTGAAATGAAGGTAGCATTGCCAAAAACACTTTTATATTTGTGTAAAAAAATAAAATGTCCTTACTATATAAGTGCATATAAAAAAATAAGAGTGTATGATAATTCAATTGCTATCATGGTTAAATTACATGGTGGCATTTTTGACTATGTTAGTTCTCAAGACTAAATACTATTGCTTTGATAAAAGCATTTAACACACACAGAAAGGGAGTTATCATGAAAAGTTTACTAAATAGATTTTTCCAATTTCTAGAAGATTTTGGTAGAACAAAGGCAGCATCGGCATTAGCTAGAGAAGGTAAATATGATCAAGCTAGAGATGTTATAAACACCAAAAATCTAGATAAATAATAATCAAACTTATAAAATAGTTTGCTAGACATACACACAAAGGAGAAAATTATGCTTAATATTCCAGAATTAATGGTTGATTCCGTACAGAACGGCAAAAAGCAATTCATCAACAAATACATTACTAATCCCGATCTTGCTAGAGCGTGGACACAGTATGTAGACAGTCAAACAGAATTTTTACATGTTTCTATTAAAACCAGCACCACAGTGATGACTACTATGGGCCGTGAAGTTATGGAAACTAAAGTAGAAAAAATCTTTAACCCATTCAGTATTGATTGGGTAAGAGCAGGTTGGGATGCCTGGATGCAGCAAAGTGCTATCAAAAAATCCTAATATAGACATACACACACAAAGGAGAAAATTATGAATGAAAATTTTATACCAAAAATGCCAGAATTTAAATCATCTAAATCTGGATATGAAATTCGCACGGAAATTCTTGGTATGGCCAAGGATATGGTAACTAATGAATTTCATGCAAAGTGGCAAGGCTGGGAAGTCACTGCCGAGCGTGATTCCAAAACAGGACAAATCGTTACTAAGGTAGATATGCCATCATTTCCAGGCCTAGAACAAGTCCTTGATACTGCACAAAAAATGTATGATTTCGTCAATTTCGGTAATGTCGCTAAGACAAAAAAGTAATTTGACAAAAACTAGAAACACTATAAAATAAGCATATCTTAAACAAGTTTTTAGATATGTCTAAAAGTCAGAGGCAAAATATAACCGCGGTGATTTATGATCGTCGCGGTCGTGTTTTGAGCATTGGTCAAAACTCGTATATCAAAACTCACCCGATTCAAGCTAAACATGCTGAAAAAATGGGTGAGCCCTACAAACAATTTCTTCATGCAGAAATCCATGCTATCGTTCGTTGTTCCGATATCAAACGGGCACATCGTATTTTTGTTAGCAGGTTTGATCGTGATGGCAATCCTACACTGGCGGCCCCTTGCCCTATCTGTATGAGTGCTATTCGTGCTACTGGAATCAAAGTTATTGAACATACTTAAAACTATGAAATTCTACAAAATCAGAAAACGTAGTAATCCAAGTCTTTATCGTTTGGCAGGGTCTCGTCCTAGTTGGAATAAGACAGGCAAAATTTGGGATACGTTAGGTAAACTTCGTGCAATGATTACTAATGTAATTAATAGTAATTATTATAACGAAAATTTAGGTGATTGGGAAATTGTTGAATATGAAGTAGCTGAAGTGTCAGCAAAACCTGTACATGAGGTTATGAGCCATAAAAATCTAATGACACTTTTGGAACGATAAGTTGACAATAAATAATAAAACCAGTATACTACTGACATTGTAGTAGAGGTCTAGTATGAATAGTCAGCAAATTCAGATGGATATTGAACAGTGGGCCAAGTCGCAGAATTTTACTGCGCCCTACGGTGTTCTTACTGGCTCACATGTCAATAACCGCGGTACCAAATATCTGTCGGTGACATTTGGCCGTGCCCGCACACTGGACGCAACAGTGGAAATCTACAACAGAAATTTTATGATCCTGCGTACCAGCCGTTATGGTCGTCAGGTATGTAAGAGTTATAATGAATTGAAAGAATTTTTGAATTCACTGTAATAGGTGATAAATACATTACGTGAAGATAGACTTCACATAATCAAACAATACAAAGGAGTTTTGTATGTCTAAGAAGTACGGTACACTAGTATATATTGGCAGGTTTCAACCAGTGCATACTGCACATATTGAAACTATTCGTCGTGCCACTGAATTGGCTCGTCAAGTTGTAATTATCGTAGGTAGTGCGGATCAACCACGTACCTACAAGAATCCGTTTACCAGCAAAGAACGTGAGTCCATGTTGATTGGTGCTTTGCGTGGTGTAGGTGATCCTACATGTTCAATTCATATTGACCACAACATCGACACCATTTACAACGATCAGGCTTGGGCTACCCGTGTACAAGCTATCCACAGCAAGTATCGTATTATTGGTGCCAGGGATGGTATCATTGGACACGATAAGGACGAAACCACTTTCTATCTCAAGATGTTCCCACAATGGGAGCGTGTGGATGTAGAACTGATTGAGCCACTGAACGCTACTGATATCCGCGACATTTATTTCCGTCGTGATGCTAATCTAAACTTCCTACGTGGAGTAGTTCCGCAATCCACAATGCAGTTTCTCAATAGTTTCAAGGAAACACAGGCATATGAGCAGGTTGTCCGTGAACGTGAATTCATTGCGAATTATCGTAAGCAATATGAAAGTCTGCCCTATCCTCCAGTATTCGTTACTGTGGATTCAGTAGTGATTCAGAGTGGTCACGTATTGATGATTCGCCGTCGTAGTGAACCTGGTAAGGGATTGTGGGCATTGCCTGGTGGATTCTTGAATGCTGCTAGTGACCGTAGTGTCCGTGATGCTGCCATTCGTGAATTGCGTGAAGAAACTGGTATCAAAGTTCCTGCTCCAGTCTTGACAGGAAGTATCAAAGATGTTAAAGTATTTGATGCGGTTGAACGTAGTGCTAGGGGCAGGACAATCACGCATGCCTTCAAGATCGTATTGCCTGATGGTGAACTGCCTAAGGTTAAGGGACAAGATGATGCTGATCGTGCCCGTTGGGTGCCACTAGTAGATGTTAAGTCAGACGAATGTTTTGAAGATCATTGGGAAATTATTCAACATTTTGTAGGAGCTTAAAATGCCATGTAGAGATTTTTATGACGATCATCCTCATCAATATTTTAAGGATGTAACTGAACCTGCCCTCAAGAAGCAAATTGCTTTTGCTGAAAGTGCCCTATGTCAAGCATTGGTAGCATTGGAGCATGTTGACAGTCTAGTAGAAACTGTAAGTCCTAAGAAGGGAGACTTCTATGATTGGATCAACTACAAGGAAGCAGGTATTACCAAATCTGAGTTAATCAAGTGGCATAAAAATCATCGTAAACTTGATGCTATGCATAGAGAACAAGAACGTCTTAAGCAGGTACGAGAAGCTGCTCTGGCAAAACTCAGTGATGAAGAACGAAAGGTACTAGGTGTGAAACTATGAGTGATCGTTTTGATTTTGAACAACAGATCATGAACTGCTGGAGTGTGATTGATGATATCAGGGCACTCAATAAGCAATATGTAGATAAGGGTAACATGACCACAGATCAGGTATCAAACTATCTGTTAGGATTGGAAACCATCTATCAGGTCAAGTTTGAGCAACTGTTTGATCAGTTTGAAACCATGATCAAACAAGGTACGATCAAGTAATTAATATCAATAGCTAAAAATATTTTAATAAAGGAAATATATATGGTATGGTTTAGGAAAAAAACACTTGAAGAAAAGGTATCTATTGTAAAAGCAAACGCTAGCAGATTTTATATTTGCGAAGGTTCTTCTGAATCAGAGATGTTGCATATTTATTTTTTAACTTCTTTAGAATATAATTGGAAAGATTCCGCAGAATATTTTCTTAAACAAAGAATATCACTAGGGATTTCGGAATATATCAAAAAAGAGCAAGATAGGCGAAATGAAATTAAAGAAATAGTCAAAGAATGTGTTGAAGAAATAAGGAATGTAAAATGAACGAACGAATTAAAGAACTTGCCCTACAGGCTGGTTTAGAAATGTGTAGTTGCGGCTGTGATATGCCTACTAGACAATCAGCAAAGTTCGCCGAGTTGATTGTTCGGAAATGTGCTGAACTGATGCCGCAGGATAATCTGTACAACATGGTTTTGAAACATTTTGGAGTTGAAGAATGACCAAACTTTCAGATGTTCCGCACGATAAGGTAATAGGCTTGCAGGTAATTAGCTGTAGTACAGGTGCCAAAGGCATAGTGACTGAAGCATATAGAGACACCCGCTATATAGAAGATGATATTGATGGTTATTTTGTTCACATTGAGTGGGATAATGGTAATATCAGCTGGCAACGACATTATATGTTAGATCGAGTGGAGGTTATTGAGCAATGAACAAACGAATTGAGGAACTTGCTGAACAGGCTGATTGTAAAATTGACCGACTAGGCTACGGTGAAGGCGATTTGGAAAAGTTCGCCGAATTGATTGTTCGGGAATGTGCTCAAGTATTAGAAACAAACGGTGACAATCAACGCACAATCAGGATGACAGAATCAACAGGCCACGACAAGACCACTGATTGGATGGAAGGCTATGAAGAAGCAGTCAAACAATATGGTGGGTTCCTACTAAAGAAAAATGCCAAGCAGATTAAGAAACATTTCGGAGTTGAAGAATGAATCACTATACCAATACGAAAAATCCCATCGATTTTCCAAAGCCAGCATTGAAACATGCTAAAGGTAATCTACTTGACCTAGCGGAAGCAGGCGAGTTTGATGTTATCATTCATGGTTGTAATTGTTTCAATACCATGGGTGGAGGTATCGCCCGAGAAATTCGTGAACGTTATCCGGCAGCGGCTCTCTTTGATAATGAAACTGAAAAGGGTGATTACAATAAACTCGGTAACTATACCGTGGTATATCCTGAATTCACTAATGGCAAATTCATGATCGTCAATGCCTACACTCAGTACAATATGAGTCAAGGTACTGATGTGTTTGAGTACATTGCCTTTCAATTGATTTTGGAAAAGTTGGCTTTTGTCTATCCTGGCAAACGGTTCGGCCTACCCTACATTGGATGCGGACTTGCCGGCGGTGAGCAGGAAACTATCGTTGACATGATCGAAGTATTTGCCAAAAGAGTTGCCCGAGAAAGCGGCACAGTAACATTAGTAGAATTTGGAGGTTAATATGATGTATAAGGAAGGTTTTAACTTGAAACATCCGCAGTCCGGTGAAGTTGTGGGAATCTTTCAAGGTTATTCAGATACTGGCACAGAAGTGTGGCTCACATCAAACGGCATTGAAATGTGTAAGTTTGAAGGATTCACTGACGACGGGTGGACAACGTGGAGTCAAAGCGTTGAAGAATTTGCCAAGATAGTTCAGGAGTCAAATGACAGTTTCTAACATGGACAAAATATCGTCATCATATCTGATGCGTAAAAGTTTGTATCCATTCTTTTCAGCGTATTCGGTTTTGAGTCGGTCTCTTGTTTGTGTCAGTAATAATTGTTCCTCTTTGGATATTAGTTTAGAAAAGGAGATTGGGTTATAATGATATTCACCGTCAAATTCTATTAAAAGGTTTTTCTCGGGAATATAGAAATCGAATTTTAAGCGACCTTTTTTGGATTTATAATATAGGTCAGGGAATGATTTCTGAAACTCAAAATGAATGTTATGTTTAGTAAGCCAATCGTAAATCTTAACTTCCCCTTTACTGGGATTACTGTTGAAACAGGATGGACAGCCAACTCCATTGCTCCAATGATTAGCCGGTGTGATATTAAAATCACCGTGAGTGAGACAAGTGACATTAACCTTCTTATGAGCACCTTGGTAAACTACATTATCGTAAGTGTATCTGTTATTATGAGTTTCGTTGGCTTTAGTGACAAATTCATCTTTGGACAAGGTAGTTTTGAAATTAGCAGTAAGTCTACCGCATTCAGGACACCCCGATTTATTGATGATATGTGCCCGACGAAGTTGCTGAAAATTGCCATGAATAGGACATATGATTGTTAATTTTGCATCAGTTATGTTAACAAGTGAATAATCATATTTGTTATTATGAATTCTATGACCATCTTTGATAAAGTTCTCAAGTTGCTCAGTAGCGGTAAATCCTCTACCACGACATTTTGGGCACCCGTTTCCATACAGATGGTTATTAGGAGTGACCAAAAAATCGCCATGTTCCTTACAGATAATGGTAACTTTGGTCTTAGCGGTGCGGCATTCAACTTTGGAATAATCAAATTTGTCGCCGTGAATTTTCTTGGCTTTATCCAAAAATACTTGATTTTTACTCTGAGTCATTGTATAATCTCTCTATGTAGTTCAAGTATTTATCAAATAAACTCAAGAACTACAAAAAAGTCCCTGAGATAGACTTAGGGCAATTTAACTTTTTAAGGAACTTAAAATGAAACTCGCAAAAAATATTATTTTGAATGTGGACAGTTACAAGTGTTCAATGGCATGGCAATACCCACTAGGTACTACAGGTGTTTATTCGTATATTGAAAGTCGAGGGGGTCGATACGATAGAACTGTATTCTTCGGACTACAGGCTTTTATCAAGGAATACCTGCTTGAGCCTATCACTCAAGCAGACATCGAAATTGCTGAAGAAATTCTTACCGCACACGGTGAGCCCTTTAACCGCCAAGGATGGCAATACATTCTGGATAAGCACGGTGGATTTCTCCCAGTTGTTATCCGAGCCGTCCCAGAAGGAACAGTTGTACCGGTTAAGAATGTACTTGCCACAATTGAAAACACTGATCCAGAATGTTTCTGGCTCACAACTTGGCTAGAAACTGCTCTGCTACGTGCTATTTGGTATCCAACTACTGTGGCAACACAGAGTTGGACTATTCGTCAACTTATTCTGAACTATTTGGAGCGTACTGGTGATCCTAGCCTTATTGATTTTAAACTTCATGACTTTTCGGCCCGCGGAGTTTCTAGTTTAGAAACATCTGGTATTGGATCAGCAGCACATTTGGTTAACTTCATGGGCACTGACACTATTACTGGTGTTTTGTATGCCCGTGAGTTTTACAATGCAGGCGTCGCTGGCTTTTCCATACCCGCAGCCGAACATTCTACGATTACGAGTTGGGGTCGTGACGGGGAGGTAAAGGCATATGCGAATATGCTCGCTCAATTCGCTCGTCCAGGCTCTATTCTCGCTGTTGTTAGTGATAGTTATGACATCTTTAACGCAGCAGAAAAACTCTGGGGTGAAGAACTTCGCCAACAGGTCATTGACAGTGGTGCTACAGTTGTTATTCGTCCTGACAGCGGAGATCCAGTTGAAGTGAACAAGAGATTGATCCAAATTTTAGATAGTAAGTTTGGTAGCGTAGTTAACAGCAAAGGCTACAAGATTCTGAATCATGTTCGTATTATTCAAGGCGATGGCGTAAATTATCAATCTATTGATGATATACTAGCCGCTCTGACCGAATTGGGTTATAGTGCTGATAATATCACCTTTGGAATGGGAGGTGCACTTTGTCAACAAGTTGATCGTGACACTCAGAAGTTTGCTATGAAGGCAAGTGCTGTAAAAATTAATGGAGAATGGCGTCCTATTTACAAGGATCCTATTACTGACAAGGGCAAAGTAAGTAAGGCCGGTAGAGTTACTCTGTACAAGAATTTCAATGGTCAATACCATAGTGCCGTTGAAGATTGGCCAGAGGACTGTCTAGAAACTGTGTTCAAGAATGGACAGTTGATCACTGAGTACACCTTTGATCAAGTCCGAGCAAACAGTAGGGCATAACTTTATGTAAGATTGAAATACGGGGCTTAGGTCCCGTATTTTTTTTAACTTGACAACAAATCGGGCTAGTGCTATACTGTATTTCTAGTGAGCAATAACGGGAGTCTGAAATGAACGAACGAATCTTTCAACTGGCTAAGCAGGCTCAAATTAAATTTGAAGCACACCTGCAACATTTGGGAATTGACACTGCGGTAATTACTCCGGCAGATTTGGAAAAGTTCGCCGAGTTGATTGTACAGGAATGCCTGAGAGTAAGTTATAATTCCGCAGATATGTTGAAATCAACTAACCCGGCATATTCTGACGGAATTATGAGCAACAACCTGGCCATCAGAGAACATTTCGGAGTTGAATCGTGAACGAACGAATTCGTGAACTTTACAAACAAGCTGGGATGAAATTTTATGGTTCCAGCGGAAACTCTTTTGATATCAGGGAGTTTAACCCAGAAAAATTAGCCGAGTTGATCGTGCGGGAATGTGCTAACTTTGTTAGTGAAACCGCAACGATTGAAACTTTGTTAGGTGATAGATTGAAAGAACATTTTGGAGTTGAATGATGGAAATCAAAAAGGTTTACAAAACAAGTAAGGGTCTTTTTTGGACTAAAGAAGAGGCCGAGAAAAAGAAAAACCGTGCGAAAAATAGTGATCCCTACTACGCTGGCATGAGTCTGGAATATCGGTATGAACCAGTGCGTGAAGCATATGTTCTCGTTACTTGGAAAGATCAAGACTACGGTATGACGTTTGAACTCAACCCCGTGGAGATTCGGTGATGAACGAACGATTTATTAAAGAACTGGCTGAACAGACTACTGAAGAAATGGATCAGGAAGCATTTAGTGAAGGTATGAATATTCCTGCGGAATGGTATCAAAAGTTCGCCGAACTGATTGTTCGGGAGTGTATCGGTATTGATTTTAGACACAAAATTGGTTTGTCTTCCGACGATGATTATGAAGTCAGTCGAGTTATTAAGCAGCATTTCGGGGTTGAGCGATGAACCAACGAATTTTCGAATTGGCAAAAACTTCTGGTGCTTGGGACTATTTTAACGATGGAGATAAAAGTGCAATTATGGACCAGCAAGCACTGCAAAACTTTGCCATGGCTGTTGTGAAGGAATGTATGCTAATCTGTGGTGCAGTACAGGGAGCAGGTGATTTTCACAATATGCCTGAATTCGCTTCAGGTGCCGCACAGTGTAAGCGAACTATCAAAAGAGATTTCGGAGTTGGAGAATGAACGAACGAATCAAGGAACTTATGATCGAAGCCGGCATTTACGAATGCGATGATTTTGAACCTCATCCCACTTTCAAAAAGTTCGCCCAGTTGATTGTAGAAGAGTGCGCCCTCATCGTAGAGAACAGTCCATGGCGTTTTACGCATGGATATAAGGCAATAGATCAAGCCAATTTGCTTAAACAACATTTCGGAGTTGAATGATGAATAACACGTTGATCAGTGATGAAGAAATTCCCAAGGTCTTTCGCATAGACGGCCGCGCTCATGTAGTACTGTCTACGATGAAGAATGTACATTACAGGATATTGGTATTACCTACGGGCGGTGGAGATCCCAAGTGGCTGTCCAACGATACGGTTCGTAGTCTACTAGGTTGCAAGGATGAATTAATTGGAGTTGAATGAAATGATTACTGTTGAAACACTTCGTAAATGTTCGTGGTTGGACTCTACCACCCTTGAATCATTGATTCGTAAAAATCATCCCAAGGATCGTGTTCTACTGGCAGAATTTGTAGGTATCACCAATGGTGGTCAATTTGCCTACAATTTTCGATATCCAGTTGATAATGAAATGCACGACGGACGCCTTTATGTTTGGGTTAACAGTGATGGCAAATTGGTAGCGGATTACTAAATTTGACAATAAATCGGGCTAGTGCTATACTGTATTCAAGTTAGAAAACAGGAGCAAACGAAATGAACGGCAAGATCAAGTTTCACAAGGCAACTGGCCCTGCTTTCAACGTTGGCGAAGTTTGGGTTGGCTCAGGTAAAATCAAGGTCACCATTGTCAGCGTCCGAAAGTATCCCGGCGCAACCAGTGATCATACTTCCGATTATGGTGTTACCTATGAGTGGGAAGAGCATGGTCAAATGGTTCAACACGAGAAGGACGCTTGGAATTTTCAAGTGCGGTACACTCACCAAGCTGATTTGAACGTCTAATACACATATAGGCAATAAGGAGTAAATGATGAATACTGTAGTTTGGATCATGGTCATGTTGGCAAATGGTTCTACTTTTACGACTGGTCCGGAATTTTCTACACAGGAAAAGTGTGAACGTGCCTCACAGTTAATATACAAAGCAGCCCATGATAAACGCTTGATTGGCGTCACTATACCGGCTGTTTGTGTTCGTATTGAGAAGTAAGGAGCAAAGAAATGACAGTTCAAGAACTGATCCGTATTCTTCAGACTTTGGACCCCGATGAAGAAGTTCGGATTGATGATCCTTTTCTGCCAAATATTACTCATCCTCTGAATGATGTAGAACTTCGTGGTCCGTCTGGTAATATTCCCATGCTTATTATGGGCATTGAGTAAACAAAATGACCTATCAGGAAACACTTTGGCAAGGACGATACGTTTGGGTTGTCAGCCTCATGAGCCGTAGCGGCAAAATGCACCGTTATGTTCGCAAGTATGTGGGTCGTGTTGGTATGGTCAAGGGCGAAGCCAAGAACGGCATGCTCCTGATCCAATTCAAGAATTCTCATGGTATATCACATACCCGTGCTATCCCGGCAGGTTGTGTAGTTGACTACAGTGTGCCTAAGGCTGGTGATTCACAACAATAATTGACAATAAATCCCAACTCTGTTATACTGTATTCAAGTTAGAAATTAATTGAGGAGTGCTACTGATGACTGTGACTGAAAAGATTAAGGAACTGTTGTCCAGTGGATACACTACTAGAGAGGTAGCACTGATACTCGACATTCCATTTCAAATTGTATTGAAAGTTGAAACCGAATATAGGATATAATAATGAGTTTCTGAACATCGTACCATAGTTTTAAGGGCGGTCGTAGCACCAGAAAGCCAACAGTAAGGAGCGTATATGGAAGATATCATCCAAATCCTGCGAAATCGCTTGCAACCCATGGGCACTGCCCCTGTTGTACTGCTTCGCCCTATCCATAGTGTGGGCATTGAAATGCATGTTGATTTCGTCCAGAAGTGCGTTGACGAATTGGAGCGGATGCCAATGCGAGTAGAGTTGGGACAGCCCCCAACGAACCTCGAAAAGCTGGCATATCAACTGCTCCTGGATAGTGCCTACATCGTGCCCAAGACAGGTGATGCACAACAATAATTGACAATAAATCCCAACTCTGTTATACTGTATTTCTACTGAACGAACTGGAGCAAAACATGTACGCAAAGTTTTTCAGCACTGAATCTGAAGCACGTTCGGCCTGTCAGGCTTGGGTCGATCGGACTCGTGGCGACTGGTATATCAGTGATATTCAGGAGGTTCTTCGCAATAAGCAAGACCTTGAAATCTTTGGTCCTTGGATGAGCCGGGATTGTGTTGCCCCTGCTTATCGGCATGAAATTCCCAATGTGCCTGTTCGCAGGTTGTATGTTCGTGCATCCGGCGATTTTAGCCGGTATAGCGAGGACTATGGCGGAACGTCAAGTTCTAGTTTTACGGCAGTGTTTCCTGCCTAATTGTATTGTATTTCTACTGAACGAAAAGGAACAAATAAATGGCTACTCGCTCAACAATCGCCCTTGAATTCGCAGACGGTACTGTCCAGCAGGTATACTGTCATAGTGACGGTTACCTCAGTTTCAACGGTAAGATTCTGCAAAAACACTATTCGGATCCGTTTAAGCTCCGTGAGTTGATTGACCTGGGCGATATGAGTTCGCTGGGTCCGGAGATTGGTGTGCAACACAGTTTTGATAATCCTCACAAGTTCGGTACTGATGAGTATTTTGCTGAACAGGTCCGCCTGCGAGATTTCACTACCTTCTACGGTCGTGATCGTGGTGAAACCGGTGTTGAAGCTCGCCGGTTTAAGAATTACGAAGACTATCGTCAAAGTGCCCAATTCGAGGAATATAATTACATTCTGCGCCGTGATGGTCAATGGTATGTTGCGTACCACGATAACTCTGAGTTCCGCCCGTTGACTGAGGCAATTGCTATTGAAGTCCAAGAGGAAGAAGAATGAATATCAAGCAAGATTGGCGTTTCGTTTGGAATAATAACGAATCCGAACTAACGCTTCATGACAAAACCAAAGAAGAAGCATTTGAACTTGCTCGATATTTTGGCTGGTGTCCGCAAGTTTGGTATCGTCCTAGTACATGGGGAAATAAATTTTATTCTTGGATTGACAAATAATCGGTCTAGTTCTATACTGTATTTCTAGTGAACAGCAACAAGGAGTAAATCATGAATTTTAAAGAATATAAGGTCAGGGTCTATGAGAACGGGAGCAAACATTGGTTCCTCAAAGGCGAACCTCATCGAGAGGATGGTCCTGCCCTTGATTATGCTAATGGGGACAAATATTGGTATCTCAATGGGGAACGTCATCGTGAAGATGGGCCTGCTGTTGAATATGCCTATGGGAACAAACGTTGGTTCCTCAATGGCAAAGAGTTGACAGAGGAGGAATTCAACAATCGCATGAAGAAAAATAATTGTAATGGTAAAATTATTGAAATCGAAGGTGTAAAGTATCAACTACGGGCGGTGGAGTAAATCATGAATATTCGCAAGTGGTTCAACCAACGTTTTTGTCGTCATGATACAGTTGCCATTGTTCGTTGGCATCCTAGTGTCCTGATTCCTGAAAACAAGGATAAGGTAGCATGGATCGATACTCTTGGAGTGGCCAATCTGCTGCGGTGTAAGAAGTGCGGCAAGTGGTTGACGCCTGCTCGAATCGAGCATCTTCACGGTGAACGTGAACAATAAAGAGATTGAAAATGGGCAAGATTCTAGTAGATAAGAGTGCGTTGGAGAAGGCACTGGAGGCGTTTGTACACATGTGTCACAATACTAGCGCAACCCGTGGCTACAATAGCCAAATCGTGTCGGATGCGATGAATGCTCTTCGCACCGCGTTGAACCAAGAACAAAAGGGTTGACACTAAATCGGTCTAGTGCTATACTGTATTTCTAGTGAACAGCAACGAGGAGTTTGAAATGATGAACTTTTACACGCAAGAAGAATTTGAAACTCAAATGGGCGAACTGCTGAACGAGGGTTTCAGCCTTGTTCAAGCCTTCAACATTGTCAGCCGGCGTGAGCGTGAGGATGCTGCTGAATATGAACGTTGGCTGGACGCTCAAGAAATGGATCGTGAAATCCATGAAGAATTTGCCTGAAAGGAATACTATGAAGCGCGGTCAAATGCTTGACAAGATGTTGGTACTGGTGACCAATGCACATGCTGGTCAGTTTGACCGCGGTGGCAATCCCTACATTTTGCATCCCTTGAAGGTCATGCATTACCTGAAGACCACTGACGAAGAACTTATGTGCATTGCACTGGGTCACGATGTGGTTGAAGATACTGATGTTACCTATCAGGATCTTCGTGATGCGGGCATGACCGATCGTGTGATCAATGGCATCCGTGCATTGACCAAGCAACCGGGTCAGACCTACGAAGAATACAAGCAAGGTGTGTTTGCCAGCCGTGATGCTATGTTGGTCAAGTGTGCCGACCTCAGGCACAACACCGATATCAGGCGCCTTAAGGGTGTGACTGAAAAGGACATTGCACGTATGGCCAAGTATCATACTTTCTATCTTGAAATTCAAAGTCGTCTTAGTGGAGTTGCAAATGAGCAAGCTGCGTGATCTAATCCTTGACATTCAAGACCTATTGGAACAGGGTTTCAGTCCACAAATGATCAGTGATCGGTTTGGCGTCCCACATCAATGGGTTTTGGAAATTCAAGAGTCCATGAAACAGAACATTTGACAATAAATACCTTTTGTAGTATACTGCATTTACTGTAGTAAAAAGGTGTCAAACATGAAGCCTATTGAATTTTACGCAAGCACTGAGATCGTCATTATCGGACAAAATCCTGAAATGGCGGATTACGACAATCCGCGTGGATATCAGTATGGACATGCCAGCTATATCTACGCAAAGGATGCTCGTGGTTCTCGCCGTCGTCTTTTTGTTCGCACCGAATCTACCGAGCAGGAAAGTCTTGAGCCGGCAGTCCGTATGTCTAAGGCATTGAATGCACGTTTGAAAGCAGGTAAGCTTCCTGTTGCATTTGATCGTTGGGAAGAATATCATCCTGCATATGGTTCTGAAGCCTATCAAATGGATGGCGGTGAAGAAGAACTGATTGCCTGGGAACGTAATTTGGAAGAGGAGTATTGAAAATGAACGTGAAAGTTAAAGCAGCATTGTCTACACTTGGCGTAGTAGTAGGATGTATTTTGTTTGCAACCGCGGTAGTTTACACTATTTGGGCTAATCCTAAATATTTTGGATTTGGTGTGATTGCCGGGGTTACCGTATATATTATCAAGATAGTATATGATTCCTTTGTATGGAAGTATGAACGAGAGCAAAAATAATTGTAGGGTTGGTTGACAAAAAATCCAACCCTTGTTATACTGTCTTTGTTGACGTTAAGAAAGGTGTCGGAAATGAATCTGCCGCGTTTCATGCTTGAGTTTTTTGGTGATATTTTCACCGGTGCTCAAGTCAAGGTCATTGACCAAAACTGGTATCGTTACAGCCAACTTAGTCTCAGCAATAGCAGCCGCGAAGACCTGATTGCTGAAGCCCGTTCTATCCTTCGTTTGGTGGGTTAAAATCATGCTGACCGCAACTTATATGACTGATACTATCGCCCTGCGTCCTGAATTCAGGGACTACATGTATTACGGCGACCTTAGTGCCCCTACCATTCTGCCTTCCGGCAGTCATGTGGTGTTGAAGTACTATTCAATCGATGAGGAGTATGGTACTGCTGGATATGTGCTTCGGCCTGGTGCGTTTGAATACGCTTGACAATAATTCCCATCTTTGATATACTGTATTTCTAGTAAGCAGTAACGCAAAGGAAACGCAAATGGCTATTATCAACATGGGTTCTTCGTATGACTACGCTAACGGTCAGCGCACTCTGCGCACCGAGTTTCATGCGGGTGAATACTGCCCGCTGCCCGGCGTCAACGGCATGAACGACAACCGTCAAGGCGATACTCTGTACTTGACCCATCAAGGTCTGTGCCTGGTGGACTGGGAGCGGAACATGTATGATGACAGTGATTTCTACATGACCGTGTGGGATCCTGTGAGCAAGTCTCCTCGCAACATCATGTTCGCCACTACTCGTGGTTGGTCCTATCCTTGCTACAATTCTTCGGTGGACGCTAATCCCGAAGTTCGTGCTGAATACAATGCCTATATGGCTTACAAGCAACGGCGTAGCGAGGTTCTGGGCCGTCGTGCTGCTCGTCAGCGTGACGCTGAGGTTGCTCATCGTGCTGGACTGACCCGTGTCCAAGTCGAGCGCCTGAAGGCGGTGGTCGGTACTGATTACTGGGAAGGCGTTAAGCGTCTGATTACTTCTAACCTGCGCAGCGGATTCCGTATGAGCCTGCGTCAACAAGTCATGTCCTGGATCAATGATCCGGCTCCCAAGTTCGCTCGTCCTCTGTCTCCTAAGCAAATGGCTTACCTGTGATTTGACAATAAATCCGTTTGGTCATATAATGTCTTTCTAGACAGTTGATACACGGAGCAAATGATGCAAATTCAAGAAACCGAATACAAGGCTGCTGGTAATTTTGCTTGGTTCGCCGCGCGTGATGCACGTATGCGTAGCATTGCAAATGCCAGTCTGTTTACTGACCAACAAAAGGTCAAGGCAGAACGCATGAAGTTGGCTCTGGAAATGGTCTATCAATGCACTGAGGTTTCTATCACCAACTGCAAGAAGTGGATCCGCGTCAAGGTTCACGAAGGTCGGGTTCGTGATCGCAAGAATCTTGCACTTCTGGAACAGGATTGGGCTACACAAGGTATCGTGAAGATGATGACCAAGCAAGGTATCATCTATCGTGTGGCTTGACAAATAATCCCGAAACACATATAATGTCTTTCTAGACAGTGAACGAAACGGAGAAACAAATGGCTTACGTCAATCAAGAAATGAAGTCCAAGATTTCTGCTGCTCTGAAGCCTGTGCTTGCCAAGTATGGCGTCAAGGGTTCGCTGAGTGTTCGCAATCATATGACTATCTGCCTGACTCTGAAGTCGGGTAAGATTGATTTCATTGGCAATAGCAATCGTGTTTGCAGTGCCAGTCATTATCAAGTGTCCAGGGGTTTCACCCCCAACACTAGCGGCAATGCTAGCGTCAACACGTATTGGTATCAAGACCATTACGATGGCAAGGCTAAGGATTTTATCACCGAGGCTCTCAAGGCTCTGAAGTCTGCTGGTTGGTATGATCGTAGCGACGCAATGACGGATTACTTTGATATTGCCTACTATGTTGATATCAACATCGGCAAGTGGAACAAGCCCTACATTGTTGAATAAAATGGAAAACAAAATCATTGACATTTTTGCAGCAGCCTGTGCTGCACAACGTATTAACGGGGAATACGTAAAATATCAGGTTGATGAACGAAAGCCCAATCGTTCTCTAATGATTGATTTACTAAATGCTAAGGACAGCATTACTACAGAAGATCAAGAACTTGCACAAAAAGTCCTGAATCATTTCCAATCACTAACCTATAAGGTGTTGTCTGGTTCAAAACTCAATAGTTTTGAAAAGGTCGTAAGCAATTTAGTGTACAAGGAAAGTTCTAATTATATTTACGACCTCAGTATCATAGCACCTCTACCTTCTACATATCAACGTGAATCCGCGAAAAATGAAGTACAAAATCGCATTTCGTTTGCAAACGGTGGTTATCTGGGTGATGTTGGATCCAAGGTAATTGTTGAATCTAGTGAAGTGCTAAAATGCATGTTTTCTGTGAATTTTAAGGTTTACTTCATTACTTGCATCAACAACAAAGATCAAGTTTTTTTCTTCTCACGTAAAGAACCTATCAATCTAGGTACAATCATTCAAGTGTCCGGTACCATCAAGGCACACAGAGAAAATTGCACACAACTTTCTAGGGCAAAGGTAATTTAAAATGGATCTGAAACTACAAAACGAAGTTCAATTCAAGATTGCTGATCTTCTTTGGACAGCCACAGACATGGAAAAGGTAAATTATATCCTTAAAGTTTTCGGCAAAGACGCAGAAATTGTATATAATATGATGGTGGCTGAAGTATACGATAAGGAAACTGATACCGATCTTGCACAAGAAGCACTACAAAACATTATGCGTAAGTAAAGGAAAAATCATGACATATTCTTGGATTCAAAAACTCAATCAATCGGATAGCCGCCTGCATAAGGAAGATGTTCTCAAGCAGGCACTTACTGTCAGTAAGTTGGGAGATACAAAGGCACAAATCTTTTTGGGCCTACTCAAGGCTTGCTACAATCCATACGTGGTATTTGGTGTTAAGAAGGTTGATGATACTGTAGGTATCACTGACGCTGAGAATCCTTGGCAAGAGTTCAACACTCTACTTACCAATCTTTCACAACGAAAGCTAACGGGTAATGCTGCCCGTGACGCTATTGAAGAAATTTCATATCGTTTTGATAGCAACGAATGGAATCATTTTCTTGCACCTGTTCTACGCCGTGATATGCGAGCAGGCATCAGTGATAAGACTATCAACAAGGTTTGCAAGAATACAGTTTATGAGATTCCCATCTTTGGTTGCCAACTTGCTACCAATTGTGAGAATCGTCCTGAAATGAAAAGTATCAAACGTCTTGAGCCCAAGCTTGACGGTGTTCGTGTATTGATGACAGTTATTCCAGGTGACGATCAAGTGTCCGTGGTTAGCTATAGTCGCAATGGCAAGGTGTTTGAAAACTTTACCGACATTGAGAACCAAATCGTTAAACATTTCACAGCACTGATTAACAAGACCAGTATCGCTAAACAACTTGCAGCTGGCTTCGTGTTTGATGGTGAAGTCACTGGCAACACGTTCCAAGAACTAATGCGTCAAGCCCGACGTAAAGAAAATGTGCAGGCTAATGATAGTGTGTTCAATATTTTTGATATTGTTCCGCTTGAAGACTTCCGTAATGGGCTATATCGTAGGTCTCTCAGCTATCGTATTGAAATTCTAGAATCTATGCGTAGTGTGATTGATCAAATGCCCAATGTAAGGCTACTGTCACATATCATGGTTGACATGGATACTGCTGCAGGCAAAGATCAATTCAATCGCTATTGTAAGGATATGGTAAATGCAGGCTATGAAGGTGTGATGATCAAAGACATTGATTCACCTTATGAAGCAAAGCGTAATACGTTTTGGATGAAGTACAAGCCTGTTCATGATTATGACCTAACGGTCATTGGACTAGAAGAGGGTACGGGAAAAAATGCTGGACGACTTGGAGCACTGGTTTGCGAAGGATTTGAAGACGGAAAGCATATTACCGTCAATGTGGGCAGTGGTTTTACTGACGATGATCGAGATAATTTTTGGAGTGACAGTAGTAGCGTTATTGGTCAAACTGCTGTGGTTCTAGCAGATGCGGTTACGCAAAATATGGATGGAACTTACTCACTACGGTTTCCTAGGTTCAAAACTTTTCGCACAGATAAATAAGCATTATCATGACTAAAGAAAAAGAATATTTTGAAAAGAACCGAAAACATGTGAAATTTCATATGGGTGATCGTGTTGAAGGTAAATACAATAATATTCCTTTTGTAGGTACTGTGCTTTTGGAACATATCATCAGTGATGACAATGTTTCAAGAGTACATATAAATTTGGATTTGCCACTAAAACATGAAAATGTGGTGTACACTATGATAACAGTTGGGCCCAAAACCCTTAAAATCAGAAAATGAATGACTACGATTTAGTTGGTAAATCTTATACATTTGCTGATGGTAACAGTATTACCGTCATGCAAATTAAAGAAAGAGATGGTAATGAATTGTATGTTACCTACCATATTAAAACTGGACCTGGCATTCCACGTAAACTAGTTTTATCTTTGGAAGAATTCAATAACTATTACGGGCATTTATTCGGCAAGGAATAGAGTCATTGGTATTAATCAACTAAATAGTTGATGTACCAAAAAATTTTCAACATAACAAATCTTACACTTTTAGTAGCACTATCACTTAGTACCGTAGCGGCATATTATAGCATTGTTGGTTTAACTGCTATATTTGCTGGTGCGGTTATTCCCATTATCATTATGGGTTCTATCCTTGAAATAGGAAAAATAACAACCACAGTTTGGTTAAGAAAATATTGGGATAAATGCGGATTACTGTTAAAGAGTTATTTGGTATTTTCTGTAGTAGTTATTGCCCTACTAACCAGTATGGGCATATTTGGATTTTTATCTAGGGCACATATTGAACAGGGTGTGCCGACTGGTGATGTCGCAGCTAAAGTAAGTTTAATTGAAGAAAAGATTAAAACTGAAAGAGACAATATAGATATTGCTAAAAAAGCTTTGGTCCAAATGGATGATCAAATAACTCAATTATTAGCTAGAGGCAATGATACACAAAATGCAGAACGTGCAGTACAGATAAGAAGACAACAAGCCAAAGAAAGAACACAACTTCAACAGGAAATAAGTAAAGCACAACAAGAAATTGCTAAACTAAATGAAGAAAAGGCGCCACTCGCAACTCAATTAAGAAAAATTGAAGTAGAGGTAGGACCAATAAAATACATTGCTGCTTTGATATATGGTGATACTGTTGAGCATAATATGCTTGAAAAAGCTGTGAGGTATGTCATAATACTAATCATCATAGTATTTGATCCATTAGCATTGGCTCTAGTATTAGCAGCAAATAATAGTAGAATATATGATAAAGAAAACAAGGTTGAAGAAGAGAAACAAATAGAACAACCAAAAGAAACTGTGATAGAACCTACTAAGGAAGAAAAACCAAAAGATGATGATAGTGACATATTAAAAAAACATCCCTATTTGTTGAAGAATCCGTTCAAAATTCCATTTGGTTTTATACGAGAAAAACCATTGGTCTATAAAGAAGAATCTATAGTTAAAGAAATCGTTTCAACTGAGGTTGTACAAGAACCAGAAGTAGTAATAGAGCCTGAAAAAATACCAGAGCCTATAAAACCTACTACAACAAAAGTTGAGACAGATAATATTACAAGAGAAAATCCATTAATTGATCTTGGTGATGGCTATGTTCTCTTTAACGGCAAAAACATAAAGAAGGAAGCACTAAAAGAAATAGAACCAGAATTATTCTTGCCCTCTAACCTAGCTATAAATAACTTTGGTAACAAATTTCCTAAATATGCAACCAACAATGATATTTTTATTCGTATTGATTTATTGCCTACAAGAGCATATAAATTTTCAAGTGGCAAATGGATTGAGATAGAAAAACAATCTACACATATGAATGAAGAATATATAAGAGCATTGATAGGCAAGATTGATACCGGAAATTATGACGTAAGTCTTCTTACTGAAGCAGAAAAAAATCTCATTACCCAATATTTAGAACATGACAATACAGGAAAATAAAATAAATCATTGTAGTTTTTGCGGAAATCATAAAGATGTAGTAAGTAAACTTATACTAAGCGACAATGTAGCTATTTGCAGTGATTGCATTGATTTATGCAACAAACTAATTGAAGATGATTCTCCTATATCACCTGAACAAAACAAAGGCACAGAACTTGATCCCATCAGCATTAAAGAAAATCTAGACAAATATATTATTGGTCAAGACAACGCAAAAAAGGTTTTAAGTGTTGCTATCGTAAATCACTACAAACGTATCCATAATGAATCACCAGACATTGAGATTCAAAAAGGTAATGTGTTATTAATTGGTCCAACTGGATCTGGCAAAACACTACTTGCAAAAACTATTGCGAAATATTTGAATGTTCCGTTTGTTGTAGCTGATGCTACATCATTGACTGAAGCAGGATATGTAGGTGATGATGTAGAAAGCACAATTGCCATGTTAGTAAATGCAGCAGGCGGTGATAAAAAGCTAGCAGAAAGAGGTATCATTTTTATAGACGAGATAGATAAAATTGCTAGAAAAAGTGAAAGCACTAGTATAACTAGAGATGTTTCAGGTGAAGGTGTTCAACAGGCTTTACTAAAGTTGGTTGAAGGAACAATATGCAGAATTCCATCTAACGGGGGAAGAAAACATCCACAAGGTGAAGTATCTGAAATCAATACCAAAAACATTTTGTTTATAGCAGGTGGAGCATTTGTAGGATTAAAAGAAGTCATACAAACTAGAACTAGAGGCACAACAATAGGTTTTGCCGCTGAAGTTAAAAACAAAGAAATTGTTTCAGATAATATTCTTGAACAATTATCACCAGATGATTTGGTTAAATTTGGTATGATTCCCGAATTTGTCGGAAGATTTACTACCAATGTTTCACTAAGAGAATTAACTAAACAAGAATTGTTGAAAATATTGACCGATGTAAAAAATAGTTATATCCAACAATATCAATATCTTTTCAGTTTAGATGGGCTAACATTAGAATTTGATGATGAGGCATTAGAGCAAATCGTTGAAAACTGTGTAAGTAATCGTACTGGTGCAAGAGGGCTACATACTGAAATTGAAAAAGTATTGATGCCGCATATGTATAACATGCAAAAATATTTATCCAAAAACATTAATAAGATAAATATTGATCGTGAATTAGTTTTAAACCCAAAAGAGGTATTATGAGTAGAAATGGTAAAAAAGTAATAGTACATGATAACAACCTTGACCGAGCTTTGCAAAAGTTCAAAAAGAAAATTGCCGAAGATGGCTTGCTATTAGAATTACAGAATCGTCAATTCTATACTAAGCCAACAGTAGCAAAAAAGATTGCAAAGGCACAAGCGGTTAAAAGATGGCAACGATATATAAAGTCTCAAGAACTTCCACCAAAACTGTTTTAACCTAAATAGTTTATTTTTTTGCGTAAATTAGTACAATAAATATTAATGAGTGCCGATATCGGGCTCATACTGTCATATTTGCTTAAAGGAGAAATAAAATGACAAATTTACAATTCCGTTCATTGAATGTTCCAGACATTCACAAGTTTGCATTAGGCTTTGACAACATGATTACTGAGCTAATGCGTACAAGCAACAATGCTACAAATTATCCTCCATACAATGTTGTGAAACATGGTACTGACAAGTTTACCGTTGAGTTAGCGGTAGCTGGGTTTAAGGATGATGAGGTTGTTGTAACCGTAGAAAACGGACATTTAATTGCAAAGGGTGAAAAGTCCTCAGATGTTGAAGTAGAATATTTGCATAGAGGAATTAGTTCTCGTAGTTTCCTAAGATCATGGGCACTAGCTGACCATGTTGAGGTTACGAGTGCGGTGTTAGCAGATGGGATATTGGCAATCAGTCTTGAACGTATCGTTCCTGAAGAACAAAAACCAAAGCGCATCCAAATCACCTATAACAAGTAAATCATAGCATTTACTAGCTAAAGTGACTTGATATAAGTTCAAGTCACTTTTTTCACCTTAACGTTTTCATCATTCAAATAAATACAATATAATCTATTTCAATATAACAAGGATTATCATATGCCAAAGTCAGAAACAAAAACAAAAATCAAGCCATTGCTAAATTTACAAGAACCACCATTGTGGAAAATCATTTATATGAATGATGACGTTACATCAATGGAATTTGTTATCGAGTCCTTGATTAACTTTTTTGATTACAACAATGAAACTGCAAGTAATCTTACAACTAAAATTCATCATGAAGGCAGTGCAGTTGTTGCGATTCTTCCTTATGAAATCGCTGAAACCAGAGGTATTGAAGTTACAATGGCAGCTAGGGCTAAAGGTTATCCATTGCTAATTAAAGTAGAAGCCGAAGCTTAAATTTCTATATCTACCCGTTTAGGCCAGTATGGTTGTTGTACAAACGTATTGTTTACATATTTTACGTTGTCAATAGTTGTCTCAACCATTTTACCATATGTACCAAATATCCAAGTACAAACTTTTGTTTCACTATCACTAACTAATGCCAATGATAGTTCTGCTGTATCTGCTAAATGTTTAGGTGATTCACCATAATATAGATAATTGAGCGGGACTGCATTGGATACAATAATTATTTTCTTTATGTCTAAATGCTTTTGAAGTTTTTCTACTGAGTTTTTTAGGTAGATAACATCATCATATCTATACTCAGTGATTTTTATTTCTGTCAGTTCATCTTCTTTATTTTGGTTATGCCAACCATTACAACCTAATATAGCTACACCATTGATAATAACCACATGATGATCTAACAATGCAACATTTTTAAATTTCTTTAATACCCTTGCTAAATCATTTGTTGTTTTGGTGTAGTTAGTAGATTTACTATATTCAAGATAACCTGGTATGTAAAATACCCCTTGATACAATTTAGATAGATGTCCTAAGCACATAGATATAACTGGCAAGGTATCACTAACATTGCCAGCGACTATACAATACAAACTTGTGGGTTTATCTGTCCAATCAAATTGATCTTGGTCTTTTATGTTTAAATCACTAATAAAATCAAACGCTACATTCATTTGATTATTTAATAGTTTGACCTATATGCTAGTAAAAATTATTCGCATATGTACAATTGAAGTTGTATGCGCTATAAAAACGAATTACAAAAATTAATGCATGAAGAACTTCCCCCAATAACATATCAAAGACGTAAAGCTTACAAAACAAGCATAAAAGAAATATCATACTTGTATGAGTTATTGAATAGAGAAGTTTTTAATAACAAATTATATAAACCAAAGTTTTATTTGGTACTTAAACCTAAATTGTATTTTGGTTATTGTACTCCTATCCCGCACAAAGCTAATAAAAAAGCACATTGCACTATTAGCCTAACTAAAAGTTGGGCATGTAAACAATGGTTAATAATGATACTTGCACATGAAATGTGTCATCAATACCAATGGGATATCTTGAGTAAAGAAAGAATCAGTAAAGGTCTTAAGCCAGTATTCAGTCATGGTCCTACTTTTTTCATGCATAAGAAAAAATTATTGAAATACGACATACCACTTAAGAAAATCTATAATTTTCATGGTTGGCTGAAAACTCAAAATCTGTTTAAATACTGAGTTGACTAAATACATATTATGCGTGAACTATTAAATCTATTTGATGTTTTAAAAGAAAGTACTGGGTTAGCTGGTAGAAAATCCGGTGACGTATTCAAAAACCCAGAAAAAGAAGAAATTTATTTTGATGAGATAAAATTCTTCCCTGAAGGAGGAGGCAAATATTCTCCCGAAGAGTTGGATTCTGCTCTTACACAAGTTCAACGAAAAATCAAAAATATTATTTGGCAGAATGCCAGAAGTCCACGAACAGGTGGATTTGCCATTGCTAAATTTAATAATGAACAAGGTGCAATTTATTTTGGAAGATATTTAGAATCTATCAAACCAGATCCAACAGATAATTATGTACCAAATAATGTAGGTGATTACAAACTTGCAGGAAAGTCGGCGGAAAAATCTCAAGCACAATTAGGTCCACAGGATCTACTGACAGATAAAACTGATCTTACTATTCCAAAAATAATGAATCAGTTAGCTGCAAGTTTGGGAACTGATAATCCTTTGTATGCAGTGGCACATAAAATTGCTATAGGTGAACCCTTGCCTATGACTTTCAATAAGCCAAATGACATTAGTTTTACTGCATTCAGAGATTATTTCTGTGAAATACTACAACCAATGGCTTTACAAAAAGGTCAATACACAGGAAATGCAGGCGAAGCAGCAGAAAAGTTTTTAGGATACAATGGCTTCAGTAAAACAGTAATTAGTTTTGATGATAGTAAAACTGCAGGATTAAGCGATAGTATCATTACTAACAAAGAAGGTGCAAGTATATTAGTTAGTAGTAAAGGCGGGAAAGGTGCAACCGCAAGTGTTGGTAATTTATTTGATAAAATTTTACAACTTGAAGAAACACCGGATGGCAAAAAGTTTTTACGCAAGTACAAAGAAGAAATAGAGATTATCAAAGAAATCAAAAGCAAGGGTCAAGCAGGTGCACCATTGTATTTGGGTATAAAATACAACATCATCAATGAAAAAGAAGCAAATCAAATATTAGGTCTCAAAAATTATGGCCCAGTAAATGTTGATAGTATTGATCAAGTTCTTAGTCCTAAACTGAAAAAGTTGGCTCTTTCTAGATCAATGGAATCAAACACTGTAAATTTGTATTATCATTTAATTGCTGCTGTAGCACATAAAGCGGCCAGTGAGGTAAATGAACATACTAATTTCAGTAAAGCAGCCGCTGATATATTGAACCACGGTGGATTAGTTCAAGTTTATACCAAGGCAAAAGAAGGTAAAGATACTTGGACTTTAAGTGAATTTGAAACTGTATATCCAGGATCAAGCATTAAAGGTGTTTATCTAAGTGCAGGTAAAACTTATTACAGTACAGGTATTAAAGGCAACTATACATTCAAGATTGACAAGGGTCAAGGACCAGAAAAAGAAGAAGAACCAACACCAAGCAAACCAATGAAGAGTGTTGCTTCAGTTGCTACAGATATCACTGACAAAAAGAAATCAGTTCGCCGACAAGAAAAAGAAGTCGGTAATGTCGGTAGAGAAAAACGTAAGTAACCTATTTACTATACACAGTAGTTACTGGACAGTATAATATCAATTTTGAGGATATTATATGAGTTTAGTACCTATTGTTTTAGAGCAAACCAGTCGTGGTGAAAGAAGTTTTGATCTTTATAGCCGCTTATTGAAAGACAGACTAATCTTTTTAGAAGGTGAGGTGCATGACCAAATGGCTAATTTGATTGTGGCACAAATGCTTTATCTAGAAAGTGAAGAACCTAACAAAGATATTTTTCTTTACATCAATAGTCCAGGTGGCAGTGTAACAGCAGGATTAGGTATCTATGATACCATGCAATTTATACGTTGTGATGTACAGACTATTATTGTCGGTCAAGCCTGTAGTATGGGAAGTTTGTTGGCACAAGCAGGTGCACCAGGTAAACGTTTTATGTTACCAAATGCTAGGCAGATGATTCATCAACCAAGTGGTGGTGCAAGAGGTCAAGCCACTGATATGGAAATTCAGGTTAAGGAAATTCTTGAATTGAAAAAGAATCTCACTAATATCTATGTCAAACACAATAGCAAAGGCAAAACTTTCAAAGAATTGAGCAAGGATATGGAAAGAGATTATTTCATGAACGCTGACCAAAGCCTTGAATATGGACTAATTGATAAAATCCTAGACAAGAGAAGTTGACAATAAATCCAAATACCTATAGAATAAGGCATTATGAAGACATACATCGGATCAGACTTTCATTTCGGACACAACAACATCATGAAGTTTTGTCCGGAAACTCGCGGTCACTTCCGTGATATCAACCACATGCATGATGAAATGATTCGCATGTGGAACGAGACCGTCATGCCCGAAGATACGGTGTATATGCTGGGTGATATTGCTTTTATGGCAGCATCGCATGCGGCTAATATTCTTCGTAGTCTTAACGGTCGCAAAATTCTTGTCAAAGGCAATCATGATAGCAAAACCGTTAAGGATAAGAGTTTTGCTGCATGTTTTGAAGAAATTCATGATTATCTGGAAATCCGATATGATGGGCATCATGTGGTAATGTTTCATTATCCTATTGCTGAGTTCAACCGTCAGCATCATGGTGCTGTGCATTTTCATGGGCATCTGCATCAGAATCCTAGCGGTCTTGAACAGTATCGTGTACGTAATGTAGGCTGGGATTACACTGGACGTTTTCTTTCTACTATGGAAGAAATGATTGCTGATGCGCTCAAGGGTGAAATCAAAGGTCATAATGGAAGGATGAATACATGAATATTGTGTGTGTAGGGTGGTGTAGGGATGGCACTCACGATAAAGTCTGGGGTGTCATTTCTCTAACTGATCGTTCAACACTTAGACGGTGGGACGAATCCAAGTTCGTTACTTTTTGGGGCCGTAGAGGACAAGCTTTGCGAACAAAAATTGAAACTACTTCTCAGTACTGTGTTGAGCAAGACTTTGAAAAAAAGTTAGGTAAAGGATATACGAAAATTTCTGTAGAAAAACTGCATGAAGTTTATCCTGAATTCCGCGAAGACCTAGAAAAGACAGCAGTACTATCAATTCTTAAATCTTAAGGAAACAGTCTATGTCAGAACAACCAGATCGTTGGTTGGTGATTAAAATCACACCAAACGATAACTCACCTGTTGAATATAAAATTTTTGCATCTTGGTATGGATCTTATCTAGGTTCTTCAAGTTGGCGATTGAACTCAGGTATTAAGTCAGTGGTATTAGAGAATGATACCTATGTTTTTACAGGACATAGCGGATCAAAATATCTTTGTCATAAAAACAGTTATGGCAACACTGGTTACGGTGCCGGAGTATTAGCTAACATGATTGAGAAAACTAAATCTCTAGCTAGTGTAGAAATCATGGATGAAAACACAGTGTGGACAGAAATTGCATATAGTTAAAACTAACATAAAGGAAATACCATGCAACTTATCTGTGATGATATTTATAGGATCTATGTATGGGTTGAGGACGATGATGAAAACGTGGAACTGAGCCCACATTTTGATTATGAAGAAGATGCTTTGCTTTGGAAAGAACGTATGGAACAATTGCTAAAGGATTAAGATGTATCAAGAAAGTGATTATGAAAAATTTGCTGCTAAGATGGAGGAAAAGTATCCATCTATGTTTGAAGGATCATATGGTGGTTTTGCTATTGGTCCTGGATGGTGGCCCATTGTTGAATCATTGTGTGCCCATATTCAAAGCCACGTTGTACAATCCAACGAAAGACGTAAGTTACTACTAGAATCTAACCCATACAATACTCCAATCCCAGATGAAGTTCCGCCTGTAGTAGTTGAACAAATCAAAGAGAAGTTCGGTGGTCTGCGTTTTTACCACACAGGTGGAAATTCTAGGATTGATGGAATGGTCACTATGGCTGAGGCATGGGCTGCACATACATGCGAAGAATGCGGTAAGCCTGGTAAAAGCCAAACCGGTGGGTGGATTAAAACATTATGTGATGAACATGAGGCAGAACGCCAAGAACGAATGAAAAACATATGAATACATATCAATGGCGTGACCATGAACAATCAAATTGTTCATATTATTACAGAGAATCTGATGGCAGGATTGTTGGACAGACTAATCAGATTGTGCATACCAAAATTTGGTTAGGAAAAGTAATCAATGTTGATAACCAAGAAAAATTGTTAGGTCACTATATTTCAGAAATGCATAGCAAAAGAGCAATTGAAAACTTTTGGGTGATTGAAGATCGTACCTTACTAACCGCTGAAGTTTTTGGGTCATAATTTGACAATAAATCGGGCTAGTGTTATACTGTATTTCTAGTGAGTAATAACTGGAGTCTGAAATGAACAAACGAATTGAACAACTTGCAGTGCGGGCCGGTGCTACCTTAGAAAAAGGATACATTGAATTGTCCGATGGACAATTTATGCTGTCTGACAATATAGACCTAGATAAAACTAACCTGGATTTGGAAAAGTTCGCCGAGTTGCTTATTTCAGCAGTGATGTCAGAAGTCAAGGATGAAGTACAATTTCAGTGTGGTTGGGCGAACGCTGAAATCGTTGAAAATCGTGTCAAGAAAGAGTTTGGAGTCTAAAATGAACGATCAAACAATTGAACACCTGGCACGTTGTGCAGGTGCAACTGATGAACAAGGCGGTCGAGCTTCAGGTGTGTTTTGTTTTGCAAGAAATGAATTGAAAGGATTTGCCGATTCTCTAATCAAGGCAACCTTCAAGTATGTAGAAAAAGAGACTAAGCAAGAGGTGCCCAAGAACATCAAAAACTATTGGCCAGCACACTGTATGCTATTGATCTGGAATCCAGATTTGATGAACTTTTGGCCACCGGGCTCAAATGTACGTAGGTATCAGAGGCTGTTGTATCGTGCCCGCGGTATTGTGCTGCATGATCGGGAGTTGAACAAATAACTAAAATACTACAATGATTCATCTAGCACTCAACATCACCAATCCTTGGTCGCAACAAAAACTCAACAGTATTAAGAGTTGGACCGGTCCTACACCTTGGCAGTACAAGTTTTGGGAACTTGATATAACACGATCTAGGACTATTGTTTCTGCCAATCTTGTCGTAAGTCATCGGTGTAGCCACGCAGGGTTTGAAATCTTACTAGGGCTGTTTGGGCATGATCTAATGTTTGCTTTCTACGATCAACGACATTGGGATTACACTACTAACGATTGGGAAAAACCTGATGACAAAGAAAATATTCTATGAAAAAGTTGGGCGGCGCTATGTGCCAGTAAAAGAATACGATGATGATCTAGTCAGCGCCCTACCAAAAGGTAATCACTTAATCATGTGCTATCCAGGCGGCCGTAGTACACGGCATAATATTGACCCAGATTATGCTGCATTGATTGCCGCTAGTCGTGTAGCATTGGATGTAATGGAACAGGCACTAGTAAAAGCCAGTGAGATGCGTCATAAGAAAAAACCGCTGACACCTGAGCAAAAACAAGCCTGGGATAATTTGAAAGTGGCATTTGGCGACGATATGTATACTCTACACGTTGAAAGTGCCCATAATGTTGCATTAGCGGGAATAGATGCTTTACAAAAAACTGCGAAGGAGTTATACTCTAAGAACCCCAGTGTTCATGCAGCATATGAACATTTACTGTTATTGCATAAACTAACAAAGGATTAAAAATGATTACACTAAAAGAATGGATGGAAATTGTTGATTACCGTATCACTGAAGGTGATAAATTTACTTGGGTTTGTTTTACCGATAATGCGTATATACTTAGCGCATGGAACGGTGATCACAATGGTTGGAGTTTCAGTATTACATTTGATACCGTTACACAGGTAGTGTTTATGGTTGAAGCTTGCGATTACAAGCATCAACGTGCCTATCGTCTAATCAACCCTGATTGGGTAAAATCGTTTGAACAATATTCTTCAGATGGAAGAGATCAGGCGTGGGACGATGTAAAGTACATTGACCTTGACGTTGATGACGATTGGATTCAAAAGGCTCTTGCTATCAAATCGGGCAAGTCATACGATACCCGTATATCAGTTCCAATTGATCTAGAGGATAGTGAAATGTTTAAGTTGATGATGTTGGCTCATGAACGTGACATTACTCTGAACAAATTGATAGAAGAAATTCTTTGGAATCAAATCAATAAGGAAGATCAAATCAAAAAGCATGATGTTAAGGAGTTTTGAAAATGCGTTGGAGAGTAGAGCCTAAAATTCAAAAAAAATCACCCGAACACGGTGACTATAGAACTAGGCGGGTGTTTGCTTGGGTGCCAACTCTAATTTTTGAAGATCAAATGGTTTGGTTAGAATTTTATCGCGTCCATGAAAAGTATATAGAAAGTAGACTTGACGATCCATATTGGGAAGAACAAGGTAGAAGTCTTGGATAAATCATGTCATCAATTGATTCATTAGAACACGCCCATGTGGCCAAATTTTTTGGATTACCCATCTATTGGGTTCTAGAGGAAAAGCCACTGTCTTATCTTATCGATATTGATGACGATACTACTGAAGTAATCAATCAATACTATCTTAGTATCGGTGGAGGCAGTGGTGAACATCCTGCCCTAGTAATCAAAAATGATGCTGTTGTTTATCAACTAATTCGTAAACTTGTGGATATTGAAGACGTAGATGATGATTCTTATGATCATCAACTTATCAGTTATGCTGAACAACTACAGAAACAGATGATAACTGATGATGTAATCTATGGTCTTCGCAACTGGCGTATTGACCAAAACGAGTGGCCACTAGAAACTTTTATTAGGGTGAATACACAGTTTGATGATGATTCAAAAGTTTCACTAGTAGACAAAATCAGTCATGCTATCGCACTGTTTATCATTTATGAAATGCCACTTGAAGCCTGTCTTAAAGATCAAAGAATCATTGAATTAGCAAAAATGATTCGTTCTAACAAATGGGAGAAAGCTCTACCACAGGAGATAGTAAAGTATTTGTCAGCAGTTAGCGGGTTGTTGGAATATGAAAAAATGGGTAAAGTGATTCGTAATGGCCAAGTAGTTTGGGGTTATTCTCTGAACGATTGGCGCAGGGAGTTTCAGAAATCTTGACAATAAATCGGTCTAGTGCTATACTGTATTTCTAGTGAGCAGTAAGGAGTGCAGCATGAGTGACGACATGAGCTTTCGTATCAAGATCATCCAGAAGGCGCTGTTGGTGTCTCACGATACTGAGAAGATGTGGAAGATTTTCGAAGAGTGCCTCGAGCAGATCGACTTCCTGGGCGCTCAAGTGGGCTTTCGTGAAATCGAACTCAAGCGGTTGCGGGCTCAGAATGAGCGTCAGACTGCTATGATCGACAATTACGAAAAGACTTTCTTGAAGAAGAAGTGATCATGATGACTGAAACTGATCGTGAGTTGCTACAGTTTGCTGCGAAGGCGGCGGGTGAGTGGCCCAGCCCAGAACCATTTGAACACATACTCAGTCGGTGGAACCCCCTCACCGACGACGGCGATGCTTTCAGGCTGTCGGTGAAGTTGAACATTACTGTGCGGCGTAGCGATGAATACGATGCTTCTTATGCCGTGGCTCCGTATGACCCAACACTTATTTCTGAAACGGATGCCGACCCCTACGCCGCCACCCGCCGCGCCATCGTCAGGGCGGCAGCAGAGATTGGGAGGACGATGAAATGAACGAAGAATTTAAAATGGCATGGAACACAACTGGTAGAAAATTTACACTACCTACTCTAGAATGGCTAGCGTGGTGCGGTCAACCCATGTTGTATGATGGTGGGTTGTGTGTAAACCGTTCACCTGAAGAGCATCAAGAGAGTCGTAAGCAGAAGGGGAGTTTAACAGTATGAACGAACGTATCCGAGAACTTGCTGTAAGTGCTGGTATGTCAAAGATGAACCGTCGGAGTGACGGTTTGTATGTTGTCAGTGAAGACGTTTTTGATAAGTTTGCCGCTGAACTGATTCGCGAATCTGCCGCACAGCTAGATGATGGTGCTGAGGACGGTATGTGGGCTAAGGGTGTTTTGTATCGACATTTTGGAGTTGAATGATGAACGAAAAAATTCGCCAGATTGCTGAACAAGTATATGGATCAGCAGCAACAGAGCAAGAAATAAAATTCGCCGAAGCCATTGTGCGGGAATGTGCTACATACGTGAATAATGTTATGCCGGTTTATTCCAAACAAGAACTAGACTTGTGTAAGCGAACCGCAAAACAAATGAAAATGTACTTTGGAGTTAAAAAATGAACGAACGAATTCATAAACTTGCGGAAGATTCTGGTATGACTCAGTATGTCGCCGCAGATAACAAGTATCTAGAGAGATACACTGAGATGGTCGTACAGGATTGTGTGTCAGAAGTTGCCCTGATGGGCATAACAAATTTTGAAAATGAAGACATTTCCTGGGCATGTCGTGCTATAATCGACAGTATCAAGAGCAAATTTGGAGTGTAATAATGAACGAAGTTTTTGTTGTCTATTACGATGAATATTATCCGGGAAATGGAGAACAGCGTAGAATTTATTGTGTTGTTGACTCTGTTGAAAAAGCCCGTGCTGAGATTAATGATTTGAATAAACGGGCCAGTGTATCTTATGCTGACTATGAACTATTTGAGGTAGAATAATATGGGACTACTTTCACTAGGTATTGTCATTGCAGGCTTTGTTATCGCAGATGCGGTCTTGTTTGTTAATGGTTACAAAAGTTGGTTTTTCCATGCTAAGACAGAACAAGAAAAGGCTGTTCGTCGTAAATGGTTTAAGGACCGTGGAATAGAATGGGATGAGAAAAAATGAAATTCAGTGAACTTAAACGGCTAGTTGATCTATACCACCGTGACAGTCGTGATGATGACGAAGTTGTCATTCAGATCAAACTACCATACTCTACAGTTGGCGGCACACCATTCGTCAAAGTAAAAAACGTTTATCCAGGATTCGATTGGGATCAAGGTAAGTTCTTCGTTATTCCAGAAGAAGATGTTACACCCAGTGATCGTGACTTTGCCAAGCAAATGCATGAGATGCAGGAACGTGCTGGTTGGGCAGACTATGAGAATCGTAATCTTAAGGCTGAAATTAGACAATTGAAGAAGAAGTTGAAGGCAGAAGATGAACCAAAAAAACCATAATGATGGATGGAAATTCCATGAGCCTCCTAAACCAAATTGGAAGATAAGTTTTCGTGAAATTCCAGATGCTTATGCCACATATATTTGTATCTACGTTGAAAAACCACCCAATCGCTTTCAACGTTGGATGATTAAAAAAGTCTTGGGCATTCATTGGACACCTGTAAAATGAATGAGCAAATCAAGAAACTGTTGGATAAAGGATATTCACATTGTGCAATCGCTATGGACTGTGGAGGTCCGGTTGGTACAGCAGAATACTATAAAGTTCTCAATAAGTTAGATCCACATCCTACTATAGGTTGCCCACATTGTGGAGAACCTTGTTTCGGTACTGGTGATTGTAATTGTCAGGATTCATAATAATGACTGTAGCACAACTGATTGAGTTACTCCAAAAACAAGACCTAAATGCTAGAGTCTTCTTTAAGAGCCCATATGATGACGAGGAAACTTCAATTGACGAAGTAGTTGATGATGAAGGCATAGTATTTTTACTGTAGGGAATTAAAATGAAACTAAGTGAACGAAAACAACTACAAATTTGTAACATCATCTACGCAAATATCGCTAGCGAATTTGCTTGTATGATGAATCCACGATATCGTGGGCCAAAGTTTAATTGGGATAGTTGGATAGAACGTATTGATCGGTGGGTTCCAATCTGGCTAGGTATGAATTTGATCAATGACCAAAACCCAGCATATGTTAAGTTTGCCCGTGCCCGTGCCAAAGATTTTGCCAGTAACCTTGTGAGGTCTGCACATGAATGAACGAATTTGTGAACTTGCTGCACAGTCCGGAATGATCTACTACAGTAAAACAAAAGCACTTGACAATGCCAATGATGGAATGACAGTAATCCCATCACTAGATGGCTTAGAAAAGTTCGCCGAGTTGATTGTTCAGGAATGTATAACTACTATTCTTAAAGAATCAAAGTGGTACTGGGATAAAGATGAATTTGAAAGCGCCAATGCTGTTCAAAATGCAGCAAGACGAGTAAAAGAACATTTCGGAGTTGAAGAATGAAAGAACGAATGTTGGAAATCGCCAAACAGGCAGGCTTGAAAAAAGATCATGGCAGTGACCGTGAATATATTGGTGATTTTGATTGGCGATTGTTTGGTGATTTAATTGTTCAGGAATGTGCGGGTATTGCTAACAAAGCGGAACCATATCAATCATCAGACTTGATTAGAAAACATTTCGGAGTTGAGGAATGAGTTTTAGAACAGCATATCATAGTTTTAATAGTGGTGGTCGCACTAGTAAGCCACAGGGCTACTTACGTGATTCAACACCAGAACAGTGGAAAAAGACCATGGATGAATACTATAAGCGACAGATGCAGAATAACGGGAATAAAAAATGAACAAGCATTTGCGTAGACTAGAAGATCAATGTTGGGAAGAAAAAATTGTTGATGGTGAACCAATTTGGTATTTTGATACTGAACGATATGCTAAACTAATACTACTTGAGGTCACTGATATTCTTTCTACATATAGAATGTCTCTTAAGTTTATCGACGGTTTCGAATATAATTGTGTTGACCCTATTCAAGCAATAGAAAAACATTTCGGAGTAAAATGAAATGAAACCCTGCCCATTCTGCGGTCATGCTGTTGATCTAGATGATCCAGATACCTTATATCCAAACGGTATTGGCTGGGAACCTAGAGCTAACGGTCATCGTTCTTATCACAACTACCGAGAAGTACCAAAAGAACAGTGGTGTTACAGTATTCATTGTGTAACAACATCAGGTGGTTGTGGTGTTGAAATCAGCGGTGATAGTCGTCAAGAATGTATTGACAAGTGGAATAGAAGGGTGTAAAATGAATAAACGAATTGAAAAACTTTTTAACGAGGCTGGGTTTCACAAGCCCGAAATGGAAAGACTTGGTATTGAACACAAGTTTGAGAAGTTCGCCGAGCTAATTATTAGGGAGTGTATGCGTATGTGCGATGTTGCTGCTGTTGGATATGAAGAGCATGGTGATATTAAAGAAGCTAACGGTTGTGTCTTGGCAAGCAAATATATTGCTGAACATTTAGGAGTTGAAGAATGATTAAGATCGGCAATGATAAAAATCTAACCTTGGATGAAATAATCGACTGTTTGCGTAATCCCACACTAGATAAGCGCAGTCTTGCTGAACAGGATACAGTAATTGATGAAATTATTGATCGTAATCCGGAATGGGTCGAACATATCATGCGGATTGTTGAACAAGGACAAGGTAAATGAACGAACGAATTAAAGAACTTGCTGAACAGGCTGGAGTGCTCACCGATTTTGGTGAGGATATAAAAGTGGGTAGATGGGGTATTGGCGGGAATTATAAGCAAATGCAAACGTTCGCCGAGTTGATTATTCAAAAGTGTGCTATGATTGGCAACTATGCGTATGATGGTGGAGAATATCCCGGTAAAATGATCAAAGAATATTTTGGAGTAGAATAATGCCAATGAAATACGTTACCGCAGAAGTTGAAGTTGATTTGTCAGAATTTGATACTGACGATCTAATTGAAGAACTTGAAAATAGGGGGATGGATTATAATACCAAATATGTTGATGGTGAGGAAATGCGTGTGCTGCTAGAAACAATCTGGCAAAAACGTAGAATCGGAAAAGACTATCAACATGAACTTGACGGTCTTATCCGAGGAGTACTTGGAAAGGTAGTATGATATGAACGATACATTAATCCTTATTACTTTGTTGTTTACTAAACACTTCATCGTAGATTTTCCCTTACAGGTTCGGTATCAATGGAGTAACAAAGGCACCTACGGTCATCCTGGCGGTATTCTTCATGCAGGACTTCATGGGCTAGGAACATATCTTTGTTTTGTTTGGTATGCTCCATTGGCAGCAATCTATTTCTTTTTAGCTGATATGATTATTCACTATCATATTGATTGGACTAAAATGAATCTTAATAAGAGATTAGGATGGGGACCAACAACACACGAACAGTTTTGGTGGCTGTTAGGGGTGGATCAATTCTTACATGCTCTTACATATATTGGATTAGTAGCATTGGTTACATCATGACAGCAGAATTCAACACACAATTCAAACAACTAGAAGACAACAAACGAAGAAACCAAACATACATTCCAAGTTGAAGTAGAATTTGATCCAAATTTCATAGTTAGGAGTGGTGGATGAGCAAAGATTGGATCTGGGAACGATACCGTGAATTGGAACGTGACCGTCGCAAAAAGAATGAAGAACTCATGCGTGAATACGATAGAACTGTCTACTATCCTGCATTGAGGCAAATTAGACAAGAATGCTTTCAAGAAGGACATCGTGGCGGTAATTTCCACAATAATGGTTTTGGTTGGTCTTGGTTCTATTGTGCCAAATGTGGTGGCAGATACAATATTACAGGACCAGATGGTCAACGTACAAAGGATGATGGAGATACAAGTGAAATTCCTGATTCAACATAATCTAATGAATGAACAGCAGTTGACATTAGTCAAACAGGCTGTAAAAAATTATCCACACGAATTTGTTGGAGTTATTCCATTTACCAGAGAAATTACATCAGACACTTTAATAGAAGGTATTGATTATATTCCCTATGGTTCTACTCTATTCACTACACTGGCATTTCAACGAGGGTGGCGGGGATTACATTTTGATCCAGATGTAATGACCTACACCAATGCTATGAAACATCGTTGTGATATGCTTAATGGAGAAAATGTATTCACGGCAGAAGATGCCTGTTCTTTTTTGACCAATAGTGATGAATATTATTTCATGCGTCCAGACGCAGACTTAAAGCATTTTAGCGGATACGTAGATCATGCTTCTGAACTTTTAGAGCATCTAAAAAGCATGATTGATAGCTATAAGCGCGGAGAGCAAGGATCATATGGATTAAATCCAGAAACCAAAATTATACTGGCAACACCAAAAACTATTCAAGCAGAATGGCGTTGGTTTATTGTTGGTGGAAAAATTATCAGTGGTTCGCTATATCGGGCACATGGTCAACTGAGAAAGTTGCGTGAAGTTGATCCTGATGTTATAATGGAATCACAAGCGATAGCTGATGAATGGCTACCATATGATTGTGTAGTCATGGACACTGCGCTGGTAAACAATCGTGTCAAAGTAATAGAGTTTAACTGTATCAATAGCAGTGGATTCTATGAAAATGACGTATCAGCCGTTTTCAAAGCATTATGGGAGTATCATGAATAAAAAACATAAAGAAGAAACAATTAACAAGGTCACAACGGCGTTAAGCGACGTTGGTACGGCACTGATTGCTCGTATTAAACCTATGCTTGACTTGGTATATGAAGTAGGGTATAATCAAGGAAAGCAAGAAGCAAATTCAGGATATAACCAATTAATTAAAGATGTTGATGAGCTTAAATCTACTTTGCCTATAACAGAAAAATATTGGAACCCGCGAACCTTTAAACCAATTGACATCAATAAAGGTTGTCCAGTGTGTGGTATAGGTGCAGACGGCAAACCATATGGATATGTTTGTACTCGTAATGATTGCCCTACAAGAGTAACCTGTTAACAAGAAAGACTTAAAAATGACTAAAAGTATTGATCTAATGCAATTTACCGAAGTTGACCTTCAAAGACACATGAACTCTGCATTTCTTAATATAGTGGCTGGAATGGTGACGTCCAGAATATGTTTTTAGGCCAAGTGATGAGTATCCAAATGAAGTTTTAACATAAATATAGTTATGCGATATTTTTCATATGTTATACGTGATCCTAGCAGACCAGCTGATAATAATTGCATAGATACGGTCAGTGAAGATGATATTAGACGAACATATTGGCCCGATTGGTACAGCAATATGTGTGAAAAATATGAACGATCCTATGTTGATGAAAACTATAGTTTTGAAGATTGCTTAGAAGATTGGATTGTTGTTCATCAAGCTTGGGAATCTAAAGATTGATTGTAATAATTCCAGTATTTGGTAATTTCAGCTTTTTCTTTTCCATCTGCCACAGACAAAGCATACTCGTAAATATCTTTGCCTAACATTTTGCCGTCATTTGCATATACTGCAAGCATATTTGTAAACACCATAGGATTAAGATTTATTAATGCCGTTAACACCACAGAATTAGCGGGTTTAGTTAAATCAATACCAATATTTTTGGCATCAAACTTTATATAACGAAACAAATCTTGTACACTTTCATCTCCTATTTTACCAATAGCATAATTTTTTGATTGATACAATGCTTGTGCTAATTCTTGTGGTGTTAAGAATTTAGTCCAAAGTCCATTAGATGCATATACATCCTTATCATAAAGTGTTCTGAAATAGGATATTATCCTATATGGATTGCCAACCATAGCACTAAAATAGTCAGATTTTGTTGGCTTAGTTAATTGCATCAAGCTATGTGGATTTCTTATCAAGTATTTTGCTCTTAAATTTACAGGTATTTTATTTACCCAAACACTAGGTTTTATATCACTTCGCATTGTTGCGTCGGACATCCAATACTCTATTTCTTTAATATCACCCGTGGCTAATACTTGTCTAAATTCTTTAATCAATCGTTCAAATTCTTCTTTTTTGGCCTGACCTTTGAGTTGGCTTTTTTCTCTACGATCAGGACTATATTTGTTTTCAACACGATCTAATACCTGTATAGGTTTCATACTAAAAAATACAGCCTGTGTAGGTTCACTAGGATGTATAATTCCCTTACCCATATCAATGAAACCATCTATACCAACATCTCTAAATAATTTGTTCCAACTTAATGATCTTGATTTTTCCACATAAAGGTCTGCTATTTCTTTACTAACTTCCATAGAAACATACCATAGTTTGCCACCAGGAGTTTTTACTCTTGCCTCTCTATTGGCTTCGTCTTTAAGAACAGCAACTATTTTATTAGTTCTTTCTATCGGAGATTTGTGGCTTTTGCTTAGTATTTCAGAAAAACGTTGACAATAGTCATTGTACATGTCTTCAGTAACTTCATCCAAATCAATCACGTTGCTATTTTCACTAACACGGAATATATTAACCCAAGGTTGGTCACCGGCGAATGGTAAAAAATCTAGTGGCAATTTACGACCAACTTTTTCAAGTACATATTCTACTGGATATGCATATATACCCATTGGTGTATTGTAATGTGATCGCGGATTGATACCCAACTTAGGTATAGCAGTTAGGCTGACGAAAAGATTTAACACGACGCTATTACCTACACTATCACCACGTTGCTCGGCATCACGAAAATAATTATTTATCCAGGCATTTACTGGAATAGTTAGATTTACATCACTACGTTTTCTAGCTTCGGCTACGGGTTTGATTTCGCTATATTTCATATAAATATTTATCACCATTACTAATACCTTGGCAAATGAAACTAATTGAAAATATACTATTTCTTGACAGAAAATACGAACACTGCTATACTAAGACTTCTGAAGTAGAGAGCAAACTATGAAGACCAATCTGTTCAATGCTCGTCATCACTGCCGCGTTGGCCCTGGCGGCTGGTTCTGCACCTGCTGCGGCCCGGCTCCCAAGCATCGCAGGACCGTGGCCAAGGTTCACAAGCGTAAGATCACCAGGATTCTGGATCGTCTGGAGCGTGATAACAACTCTTGACGATAAATCTGCTTTACGCTATACTACAAAAATAGTGAGATCGGTATTGTCCGATCTAATCAATTGAAAGCGTGATAATTAAAAATATTCCCTTAAGTAAGGCATGCATAATGAAGCAGATGCCTTACTTAATTCTTTTTTATCAGACAATCTACAAATAAATTTAATTTTTCCTGATCCTCGTTTTGGTTTAATAAATGGAGGTATATGTTCTTGGAATTTCTTAAGCAATTCTTCAGAATATTTAAAAAATCTATATCCACAGACATTGCTTAATATTTTTCCGTTTTTGTTTTCACCATTTATGTGCCAAGAAACGTTAGACAATAACAAATTATTTTCCTTACAAAACTGATGTAATCCTTTGATTTTGATGAGTTGGCTATTTGGCGTAATAACTATGTATTCTTTTGCTGCTCTATTTTCTGAACCAAATTTACCAAAATTTGAATGCTGATCTTTTTTACGACCTTTTGCAAGTTTTTGTTTCGGGGTCAGGCGAGTGTTGGTTACACCATCACCTCCATCAGTTTTATTTTTAAGAATACCCGTACCTAAATCTTCTCGTCCGTACCAACGAATCATTCGACGTTCTAACGCAAGTGCTCCTATTTCTGTTAAATTGGCTTCAACTATAATGATTCTTCTTGAATCAAGAGGTTTGAACAACCGACCTTTTAAATATGCTCTGTTCCCTTTGCCTTTGCCTATATAATATGGTGTGCCATCATTTCTAAGCCAGGCATAAACGTAATAAATATTCATGCTGATAGTTCCTTTTCAACTGTTAGAGTCCTTGGGTATTACCAGTACCGCGAAGGACATTTTTGTTGACACAAAATATATTTTGTGTTACAGTATATTTATACACGAAACAATGAAAGTTCAATATGTTCCAAGAAAAATTGAAACAGTATGTTTTGAATAATCCTAAATTGGTTTCAATGAAGAAATCAACTATCTATCCAGAACTTTCCGTATTAAAGTACAAAAAAACTGTATTTTTTAACAACACATGGAACGAATATTTAGAGCATTGTCGTGGTGCGGTCATTACTGACGAATTTAATATCGTAGCATATCCATTTCAAAAAATCTATAACTTCGGTATTGAAAGCCGTGCTCCTAAAATTGGCTTTGATACCAAGGTAACTGCTTTCCGTAAAGTCAATGGCTTTATGGCATCCGTTACTTGGTACAATGGTGATCTGTTGATCAGCACTACTGGTTCATTGGATAGCGAATACGTTGAAATGGTCAAGCAATTGATCCGTCAAAAGTATAACTATCAGGACTGGTGTTTGGTGTTCAGCCGTAGTGATTTGCGTGGCATGACCTTCATGTTTGAATGTTGTCATGTTGACGATCCGCACATTGTTCCTGAGAAAGAAGGCATGTATTTGTTGGGTTATCGTGAAAATGTGTGGGGTTCACGGGTACAGCATGATAGCTTTATCTTGCGTGAATTGGCGCAAGAATTGGGTTGCTATACGCCTGAATGTACGGTAACCAACATGGGCCGTGTTCAGGAAATGGTAAAGGAGTGCCGTCACGAAGGTTATGTAATTTACACGGATGATGGAGTATCTACCAAGATCAAGAGCCCGTATTACTTGGTAAACAAGTGGGTGGCTCGTAATCCGCGTACCGATAAGTTGGTAGACCTGAAGAACGATGTCAAGCGTAACATTGATGAAGAATATCATGGGTTGATCGACCATATTCGTGAAAACATTGTAGAATATACCGCGATGACCGAACAACAACGGTTGGAGTGGGTTAGGAACTACATGGAGAATGCTGTATGAGTGCATGGAGTCATTTGCCTAATGCCCATCACATTGATCGGGTACTTGAGTCATTGAAATCACATCCTGAAATTTGGGATGCGGCTTGGAATGCGGCTTGGAGTGCGGCTTGGAATGCGGCTTGGAGTGCGGCTTGGAGTGCGGCTCGGGATGCGGCTTGGAGTGCGGCTCGGCATGCGGCTCGGGATGCGGCTCGGGATGCGGCTTGGAGTGCGGCTCGGCATGCGGCTATGGGTGCGGCTATGGGTGCGGCAGCAGCCCTAATCGCATATGATGACGCCAGTAAATACCTAGAAATGCCCAGTGATCATCTACGTATCTGGGCAATTCTCAGTGAAGACCCAGCAGCAATTCTATTGCTACCAGCAGTGGTTGCGTTTGAACGAATTAATGAATTGGAGTGTGTATGAACGCATGGAGCTACTTACCTAATGCCCATCATATTGATCGGGTACTTGAGTCAGTAAAGTCACATCCTGAAATTTGGGATGCGTTTTGGGGTGTGGCTCGGCATGCGGCTCGGGATGCGGCTTGGAGTGCGGCTTGGAGTGCGGCTTGGAGTGCGGCTCGGGATGCGGCTTGGAGTGCGGCTTGGCTTGCGGCGTGGGATGCGGCTTTGAGTGTGACTTTGCATGCGGCTCGGGATACGGCTTGGAATGCGGCTATGGGTGCGGCTATGGGTGCGGCAGCAGCCCTAATCGCATATGATGACGCCAGTAAATACCTAGAAATGCCCAGTGATCATCTACGTGTTTGGTCTATACTTAGTGAAGACCCAGCAGCAATTCTATTGCTACCAGCAGTGGTTGCGTTTGAACGAATTAATGAATTGGAGTGTGAACTATGAAACATCAGTGGGTAAACGATGAATCAGCATTTGGTATGCCTGATCTTACGTATTGTTCTGCATGTAATGCTGTGTTGTTTATTAATACAAAAGATGATGAATGTCCCGCTACCAAAACGGAAGACACAAATGATATTGTGTATAGATTGAAAAAACGTGCAGAAATTCGCAGGTCAATCAAAGACAGAAAAAGTGTACAGGAAGGTCGTCCAGATCGTATTGCAGATTTATTGGAAGAGGCGGCAGAGATAATTGAATCTATGAGGAAAAATTTGACAAATAATTCCAAATAAACTATACTATCATTGTCGTCGTTAAAGAGGAAAACAAATGGGCTATCGTATTTTGCGTGAACGTGATGCTCGTTGGCAGCCCCGTAAGGGTTTGGAAGGCCCGTTCTTCTACGCTAACGGTCGTGTTCTTTACTACGATCCCAAGGGTGGGCAATATTGGGATCCTCTGACTGACTTCTATGTGACTAATGAAGAAATGGACTATCTGCATAGTCTGACTCTTGAAATCTTGTCCAAGTAAAGGAGATTAAAATGAAGGCTTTTAATACTTTGGTTGAAGTTTTTGTTGCACTTTTCCTGATTGCAGCATTGATGAGTTTGCCCGTCATGTTGCTGTGGGATTGGCTGATGCCTACGATTTTCGGACTCAAGGAAATCACCTGGTTTCAGGCTTGGGGACTGTTGTGGCTGACTGGTATCCTGTTTAGGCCCAGTGTATATCGTAAGGACTGATTTGACAAATAACCCCAAATCAGTTATACTTTAGCTTCAGTAGTTGAACGGAGTACGAAATGACGATTGAAACTGTTCTGTACGGCAAGCGGGCTATCGTTCGTAATGAGGAAGAACTCAAGTTGTTCAAGCGTAAGGAAGGTTTGGTCGCTGCTGCAAGGACTCTGAGGGCTCATAATCAGCCTGACAGTGCTGTTATGCGTAGCGTCATGGGCAAAATCATTCGGCTGAATCGTAAGATTGAATCTAAGGGCCTTTTTGTTCAATATTTGGAATAAATCCAAATTTGACAATAAATCGCCATCCTGATATACTGTATTCATAGTAGATAGCAAGGAGTTCACAATGAACACTATTCTTGTTTGGGTTTTGATTACGGTGGGTGGAGCTAACGGCAACCAAGTTGTCTATAGCCCGCCCATGGCAGACCAGGAATCCTGCCAACGCCTGCAAAAAGCGGCTGAAGGACTCAGACCCACCAGCGACATTCGCACTCAATGCGTTCAAATCCGAGTGCCGAAATAACCCGAAATTTGACAAATAATCCCAAATCAGTTATACTGTATTTCTAGTGAGCAGCAAGGAGCAATCAATGAAGATCAAGTTATACTCTGATTCTGGCCATGGCTGGGGTGCGGTCAAGCGGCACGTTCTGTACGATCTGGGCATTGCTGACAAGATCACCGCCTACAGTTATCAAAAGGGTTCTACCGTGTATCTTGAGGAAGATTGTGATCTTCCCACGTTGACCACTGCACTCAGTGCTAAGGGCATCTGGGTTGAACATGTTGAAAAGCATACTGATGGGCGTAGTCCTATCCGTAGCTATGACCGTTTCTGTGCTTGATTAGGGAAAAATCAAATGCGTGTTCCTCAAGTTGGTAGTGTTGTTCGTGTTCGTACTCGGTACAATCAAGGTCCGCGTATGATTCCTCCCCAACCTGATTTCACGGTATACGAAGGCAAGGTTCTTAATCCTGATCGTTGGCTTACTGATCGCCAATTCAATATCTCAGGCAACAAAGATTGGCCCGTTCGCACTATCAACATGCTCAATGTCATTGACATTGAAATTATCAGCGGTGGTTTCAAAACGGTAAATACTGATGTAAAGACTTGGACCGTTCAGGGTTCTAAGGGTAATAAATATACAGTGACCCGTAGCAGCAAGGGCTGGAGTTGCACTTGCAGTGGATTTGGTTTTCGGCGTCAATGCAAACACGTTTCAGAAAAGAGTAAGGTATGATTCCTGAAGAACATAAAGAACAAATCGTAGAAAGGGGTATCGAATTCTTGAATACCATTAAAGAGGCCTACGGCAGCGAAGAAGCACTATCCCTGTGGGATCAAATCAACAGTGTATTAGATCCTGATATCAAGGGGCTTATTCTCATGCGGCTCCTTACAGGAGAATATAATGGTTCAATTACTGTGAAGGGATGTCACGGAACAGACCGTATTTTTCGGATTAAAACTCTACGTGAAATCTCTGGCCTTGGATTGAAGGAAGCTAAGGATCTAGATGACAAGGTAACCTACGATAAAGGTAGTTTTACTATTGTTCCTAAAGGTCTAAAAAGACATAAAGCTATCACCAAGCTAACAGATGCAGGATACCTATTAAAATGAAATTATATATTGCCAGTGATATACATTTAGAATTTGGAAATCTAGAACTCAAAAACAACGACAACGTTGATGTATTGGTCCTCGCCGGCGATATCATGATCGCCGAGGACCTCTATCGCCATCCAAAAGAAAGAATCGAATCACATATCCTACATAATTCAGGACTTGGTACTCGTCAATCTGCTGCTAAAATGTATAGAGAATTTCTGTCTAATTGCAGCAATGAATTCCCACATGTTATCTACATTGCAGGTAATCATGAATTCTACCATGGAAAATGGAAAAGGACACTTGAAGTCTTACGTGAAGAATGCCAAGTATTCAACAACGTATACTTTTTGGATAACGAAACAAAAGTAATCAACGATGTTACATTCATAGGCGGGACATTGTGGACTGATCTAAACAAAGGTGATCCTATTACGATGTCTATGATCAAAAATATGATGAATGATTATAGACAAGTGGTAAACGAAGATACTGGATACCATTATCTTAGTCCTGCAACCACGTTTGCAAAACACAGACAAACGGTTGAATTCATCAAAAAAACAGTTGAAACTGACCAAGCAAAAAACTATGTTGTTGTAGGTCATCATTCACCATCGCCTTTAAGTATTGGTTATAAGTACAAAGGTGATACAATCATGAATGGAGGTTATGCAAGTGACTTAAGTGAATTAATCTTGGATCATCCACAAATTAAACTTTGGATCCATGGTCACACACACGATTGTTTTGACTATATGATAGGTGAAACAAGAATTGTCTGCAATCCACGTGGTTATTATGGCTATGAGCAACGTGCAAACGAGTTTTTTCCTAAACTAGTAGAGGTGTAATATGATTGAATTGATCAGTACCGCAGTTATTTGTTTGGCTTGGGGATATTACATTGGTATAAAACATGCTAATGAAGTTTTACAAAATGAAAATAAAAACCAAGAAAATCTCTCTGCTGCAAAAGAAAATCTCTATTACATAGAAAAACATGACGATATCCTATATCTTTACAACATAAAGCATGATTTCATTTGTCAGGGAAAAACTGTAGACGAATTAATCGCTAATGCACACAAATTCAAGAACATTGAACTTGTGATGACAAAGCACAACGGGGAAATCATTCTATACAACAAGGAAAAAATCACAGTAAAATGAAAGCTAAAATTTCTAAGTTCTACAAAAAAGGTCAGAAGATTGACGTTCAAATTGATAAGTATGACACATGGGGTATGGATCATACATTGGCACATATCATATTGCCAATGTTGATTCAACTTAAAAATACCAAGCATGGTATTCCAGGTGATTTTGCTAATGTAGGAGGAGAAGCCCACGACTTTCAAAGTAGTTTTGATTTCTATAAAGAATCATACGATCAGTCCTTTGATGAAGGGGCAAAACGTTGGGATGAGGTTTTAGACAAAATGATTTGGTCATTTAGTCAAATACTAGATGATGGCTATGAAAAATTATATTTTCATGGTGAGCCAGAATTTGACTGGACTTCAGAAAAAAGTGTTTACTCTCAACTTGTAGATAACAATCCTGCCTCACATTGGTACGATGCTGAAGGTCATAAATTGCATCAAGAAAGAATTCAAGAGGGTATCGACTTGTTTGCTAAATACTATTTTGCATTATGGGACTAAACGGCATTTCATACATTGTAGAGAGCAATCTACTACAACAAAAACCAAAACGTAAAACAAAAATCAATAAAGAAAATTTTGAAATGTTTTGTAAAGGTTACATATTCTCTAAACTTGCTGGATATAGGTTTGGTGTAGAATTTTGCAATAATTTTAAGGTTAATGACCTTTTGATATATCATGAACGTAATTGTACTGATAAAATCAAGAAATACATATTACAAAATTACGTTCAATGAAACCAAAGTTTATAGACTACTACATGAAAATTGCTGATATCACAGCAAATCTCAGCTATGCAACTAGATTAAAAGTTGGTGCAGTTATCGTTAAAAATAATCAAATTATAGGTACAGGGTATAATGGTACCCCAGCTGGTTGGGACAATAATTGTGAGGATGTTCATCATACATATGATGAACGTGAAACTTTTGCTGATAAGGCAGCATGGACTTACAACGAAAACAATAAACAATATTCTAGGCTAAAAACAAAACCAGAAGTATTACATGCTGAGATGAATAGTTTGATGAAGGTAACAAAAAGCACCGAGTCAAGTGAAGGTGCAACTATGTTTTGCACACATGCTCCATGTATTGATTGTGCTAAAGCCATTTATCAATCGGGAATCAAAACTCTGTTCTACAAAGAAGAATATAGAAGTGACGAAGGCTTAAAATTTCTAAGTCGAGGCGAGGTTGATGTTCATAGATACAAATTACCAGACTGAAGTTTATATTCCATTTGGACAACTAAAAGACTTAATTTATTGGTGCAATGAAAATTGCACGGGCAAGTGGGGTTATACAGTAAGAGATGATGCAGGATACATGCCAGGACTTTATAAGTTTAAGTTTGAAGAAGAAAACGATTTAGTGAAATTTATATTGAAGGCAAAATAATGCTATTTTATTTCAAAAAAGAAGACAATGATTTTTCTGAGATACTGGAAGATCCATCAATTAAACCACAAATAAGGGTAAAAATAAAACTATATCAACATCTAATTCTGTCATTATATGAGGATGTTGATAGTAAATTACAAAGTTATATCATATTGAAATTTGGTGAGTTACTTACTAAAATGACCGAAAAAGATTATACGCCTATTCCTAATGTAGACTATCGACCCAAAAAACCTGTAACAAAATGAAAAACAAACCATATTTATATCTTGACATGGATGGAGTATTATGTGACTTCTATGGCAAACTACGACAACTCAAAAACGGAACCACACGCGAAGACAAAGTTACTGGGTTAGCCAACAGTTCAGGAAAAGATGTATTTGATTTTTTTAGTAACCTTGAACCATTGCCCGGTGGAATAGAGATACTGAACTTTTGCAAAAACAATAATATCGAGTTCACTATTTGCAGTGCTCCATTACGTGGACCTTTTTATGATTACAGCATTTTAGGTAAAAAGCAATGGCTAGATCGTTATGCACCTGGTGCTAGTAATACTGCTGTTTTCACATCAGAAAAATATTTGTACGCTAAACGTCATGGAAAAACAAATGTATTAGTAGATGACCTAGATAAAAATATTGTTCCATGGAATAAAATAGGCGGAATAGCTATTAAACACAAAGATAGCAAAACAAAAGAAACTATTCAACAATTGCAAAAAATCTTTATGTTAAATAAATAACTATACATGACGGAGAAAAATATGAATAGCATTCAAGAGATTATTGCAAAATTAGAAGAAATCAATGAAGACAACCAATACATTGATTTGAATGATAGTTTTGACATAGAATTATCTGAAAGTTTTGTTATTGAGACAGGTGTGGTTGGTTTTACTACTGATGGTATCATTTTAGAAGCTGATCAAACCACACTTGAATTGCTTAACGTGCATGATATCATTGTTGAATCAAAAGCAATTGATGAAAAAATGATATTAGGTATGAGTTCAGATGCTAGTTCTGCAGGGTCTAAAGTCCAAGGTGAATCTTATGATTTAGATGAAGCAGAATACCAAGGTAGAAAAGTACAGCTTGGTAAACCAATGGCGGGCGATGTAAAAAAATCGAAGGTTTACGTCCGTGGTCCAAAGGGAAATGTTGTCAAAGTAAATTTTGGTGATAAGAATATGCGTATCAAGAAAAGCAATCCAAAAAGACGTAAGAGTTTCCGTGCGAGACATAATTGTGCTAATCCAGGTCCACGTTGGAAGGCAAGATACTGGTCCTGCAGAATGTGGTGAGATATGAGATACATCATATATAAAATTGTCAATAAAGTAAACGGAAGGTACTATATAGGCAGGCATGCTACTAAAAATATCAATGATTCATACATGGGTAGCGGAAAAGCCATTTTAAATGCAATCAAAAAATATGGTATTGAATCTTTTACTAAAGAAATTTTAGCTGAAGCGTCTTCAAGAGAAGAGCTATGGGAGTTAGAAAAACAAATAGTAAATGACCAAATTGTTAATGATCCTTTGTCATATAATATGGCTTACGGTGGCAAGAGTTATTTAGATGGACTGAAAAAATATGATGTAAATAAATTTCGCAAACATCAATCAGATGCGGGAAAAATTGGAGGAGTGGCAGTATTTAAATCTAAAACGCCTGAACAATTAAAAGCATGGCATGCTGCAGGAGGAAGAGCTAGTGCTAAAAAACAAAAATCAACAGGATTTCATCCCTTTTATACAGGAGAAGCTGCAAAAGCTGGAGGCAAAGCTATAAAAGGAATGAGTGAACTATGGAAACCCGGAGCCATCGCTACAAATAAAAATCAAAAAGAATATAAAAAAGGCGACTGTAAAAGAGTAAGAATTGAATCAGATGAGTATCAAATACTATTGAATCAAGGTTGGTTGCCTATAGAAAAACATAAACAAAAAACTAAGGTAATCAATGAGGTATAAATGAAAGATAATGTAAAACTCAATACTACATATGAAGTAATCACACAAGAAGATCCTGAAACAGGTGACTTGTTATTACCTATTCCACAGCCATTATTAGATGCATTGGGTTGGAAAGAAGGTGATAACATAGATTTTGATTTAGATAACACAGGAACAATTTATTTGCGTAAGTTATGAGCTTTTTGATGAACGACAACTACAAAATACTTTCAAACATAGGAACAACTATTGATTGGACTGATTGGACTAATCAAACAATCACCTCATCAAACACATCTACTGCTGGATTGGCTGCTGATAAGATAACGTTAAATGGTAGAGATTTAGAAGGACGCCTACAAAAAATAGAAGAGCGTTTGAATATTATTCATAGAAATTATGAGTTAGAAACTCGATGGAGTAATCTAAAACAGTTAGGCGAACAATATCAAAAGCTAGAACAAGAATTAGTTGCGACTGAAAAAGTCATTGCAATACTGGAAAAATAATTTGACAAAAATTATGGAATATATTAGAATACAATTCTGTCAGTCAAACACTGTTCAAACATGTCAATGATGCATCCTTGTTTTTCTACCATTGGTAAGAAAAAAACTAAGCAAAAATTTCGCAATGCTGACGAAGCAAAAAAAGCTAGGGAGCTAGCTGATTCTTGGGAAAAGAACCAGCAAAAGTGGAAGTCCATGTCTACTGTAACAAAACAGAAAAAGATCCAACCTGTGAAAAACGAAGAATTTAATGTACCAGTTGGTCGTGAAAATGTTAAAGTCAATAGGCTTAACAGTTGGATCACTGGACCAGTGAGCACCAAGCAAACACCCCAATACACTGGGTCTAATGTATTGGGTGTTACTATTGTTCACAAAAGTTGTTTGCAACCAGTGTTCAATCAACAACAGGCTATTGATGCCGCAACAATGAGAAGGTAAATGGGGAAACAAGATTTTATTAGAATTGAAGGACAGGTAACAGAGGTCCTACCTAATGCTACATTTAGGGTAAAACTACCTACTGGAAATAGCATTTTAGGTTATATCTCAGGTAAAATGCGACAAAACGAGATTCGCATTTTATTGGGAGACCAAATTGAAATGGAACTAAGTCCATATGACTTGTCTAAAGGCAGAATTGTAAGACGCAAGTGAATTAGTACAAACCGCATATTGTGATAAATATCATGATATGCGTGAAATTATTTCTATCCTAGAATCTAGGTCCAAACCACAGGATCTAGAAATTATCCCTCTTAACTTCACACCACGTGAAGTTAGTCCCGTTTTAAGCAATGATACCATAAACTTACATTATGGTAAACTTGCCCACGGCTATGCAGAACGTTATAACAACAAAGAAGGTGACATGGATTTCAATTATGCCGGTGTCTTCCTACATAACACGTTGTTTACTCAGTTTAGAGAAGTAAGGAATAACAATAAACCAAATGGCCCAATGTTGGGATTCATCAATAAACATTTCGGTAGCTATGACAACATGAAAGATGAATTTGAAAAAGTAGCCATGAGTCTACAAGGTTCTAACTGGGTATATCTTGCAGATAATGGTACTATCAAAACAATCAAGAATCATGAAGTAAGAAATGACATTTTGTTGTTGGTAGACTGGTGGGAGCATGCCTGGATTTTAGACTATGGTAGTGACAAGAAAAAATACCTCAATGAGCAATGGAAGATCATAAACTGGAATGTGATTAATACCAGGTGGGGTCATAGTTTATGAGAGCAGTAGAATTCACTAAATCCAAAATAGCAGAGAGTGTTGATTCATTATTTGAAATCAACATGAGTCCTAAAAATCTAGAACGTCTGATTGCAGATATCCCAGATGCCAGAGTAGGTATAGAATTTGAAATGGTAGTTCCTGGCATCGGTAGTACTGATAATGATGATGATTTTGAATCTGAACCAGATATGGATATGGATGAAAGAGTATATGACATTACTGATGCTGTGGGTTTTTTTGCAAACGGAGACAGGAATTCACGTGGAGATATTCGCAGACTTAAGGAAAAATTAGAAGAACAGTTTAATGAATGGTTGGATGAACAAGTAATGGAAAGATGGGATCGTGATAGTAGAGAAATTGTAAGTGACTACATTGTAAATAACGATCTAGAATCAGAGAAAGAAGAGGACGAAGATTTTGATGAATTCTTAGATAGAAAGTTAGAAGACGACGATTTTGTTAATAAAGTTCGTAGTGAATGGAAAGATGAAGAATACGGCGAATTTGATGAACGTGATTTTTTTAGGGATCAAAGATGGAGATATGCAAGTGATGTATATAACGAATACAATGGCACTATTGAATGGCCATACTGGACTGAAGCGCCAGAGAGTGGTGGTGGCGATTTTGATATTCCAACTGTAGCACTAGACTTTATGAATGCTATGGGTATGAAGTCAGTTGCATATAGCGAAAAACATCACGGTCTTTATTACAAATGGATCAATGATAAATGGGTGCATATTGGAAGTAAAAAGCCCGATGATTGTTTTACTGTGGAGCCAGATGGCAGTATTAATCCAGATGACAATGACGATGTTGGTCTAGAATTTATTACACCTCATGGTGGATCGCCGCTAGATGAAATGATCACTAAAATGGAAGAAGTACGAGCATGGGCACTAGCCAATGACTGTTATACCAATAGTAGTACTGGGCTACATATAAATGTCAGTGTACCTAACTTAAATCGTAGAACAGTTGATTATGTTAAGTTGGTACTACTTTTAGGTGATAATTATGTATTAGACATGTTCAACAGACAAGGCAATTCATACACACACAGTGCGTTGAATATGATACAAAATCAAACCAAAATATACCCAGCTGGCGTGATATTAAGAGTTTTAGATAAAATGAAAAGTGGATTAGAACATGTAGGCGCAACATTAATACATACGGGTGTAACAAACAAATATGTCAGTGTTCATTTAAAGGACACCTACGTAGAGTTTCGTAGTCCTGGTGGTGATTGGCTGGATGAGAAATATTGGAGTCAAGTAAAAAATACTATTTTTAGATTTGTTGTAGCAGTAGATGCTGCTACTAAGCCAGACAAGTATAGAGAAGAATATCTTAAAAAGTTGTATAAACTTATTGCTCCACCTGGAAAAGAATTAGAGATGGGAAGTTTAGGTAAATTGATTGCGGGATATCTATCAGGCGATATATCTAGAGAGTTTATACTTCAAAGATATAATAAAGCTGCAAAACAACAGCCACAGCCAGTTACTGAGCCTACTCCTGATACTGCTACAAATTTACCTCCTGGTAATACAGAATTTATAGTTTATAGAGTATCTGATAATCGTCCAGAAGGAGCTTTTATAGCTAGATCCGGTGATCCTGAAAGTGCTAGACTGGCATTTAATAGTTTCGTAACAAACGTATTAGGAAGAAGCAGTCCAGCGGGATATGGTTATAGAGAAGTAAGATGATATATACAACATGCGTAGGATAATATGAGAGCAGAGGAATTTACACAACAAGCTTCTTTAGAGGATCCAGAACGTTTAATCAATCTTTTAGGTCAGGTTGAAGGTGAGCGTTGGGTACGTGAGCAACTGACCAAAATAACACCACTAACTGTTAGATACAGTGCAACTATATATCGTCAAGCTAAAGAATATCAAAAAGAAATGCCAGATTCTACCATTAGAGAATTAATGTATGATTTAGATTCTGATAGTGTGGTTATATATGGGGCAGGCGGTTACAATCGTTATTCTGTAGGAGATAATGGATTAGTATATCCTATAGATGAAAGTTTTCCTAATAAAGAAAAACTACAATTAGCCAAACAATTGTTATCTGGATCTAAACAAATGAAAATAACCGAAATAGGAAAAATACCAGATAACGTTTTTACTCAATCAGATGTAAAAAGCTTGTTTAACGCCTTAAGATTATATAAAAACTTATTGAAAAAATTACCCGGTAATAATTCATATTACTATAGTTTTGACAATAAAAATATGGTTATTTGGAACGATAAGTTCAAACCCATTGCTGCATTGTCTATACATAGAGCTGATCAAGACTTTTACTCTTTCCCTGTAAAAAATTCATACGCAGTAAATTGGATAGGAGTACTAAAAAGTTATCAAGGACAAAATTTAGCTAAAAGCTTATATGGGCTAGTATTACTTCCTCCACCTGTTGGCCTGGGTGGTACATTAGTAAGTGACGAAAGTCAAACATCAGGCGGAAGACGTAATTGGGCATCACTGGCAAGAATTCCAGGCGTTGAAGTAACTGGATATGTATCGTTTTCTATAAAATATCCAAACATGAAATTGATAGATGATCTATTAGGTCGTGTTGGCGGTGTTTATCTAGGAGAAAATAAGTATCATATATACTATCAATTTCCAATAACAGTAGATAATAATGAAGTTAGAAACTTAATCAAAAATTCTAAAATAAAAGTTTACGGCGATAGTGAAGATAGTACGAATGTTGGTTTGATTGCGAGGTATTTAGGATGAAAATAACTGAAATAGAAAAAATACCGGCAAGAGATTATAGTGGTGTAGATACAATAGATGGTGCCAGAAGGGTGTACCGAAACTCTACTGAATTTAAAAAGTTCTCGGATAGTGATTTTTATTACTTGAATGATATGGAGCACGGCAAAATTTTAATTGCTGTTCCTAATACAGATGCCATAAGATCAACACCTAATGGATTATTAATAGTAGGTGTATTAAATTTGTATCCAAAATCAATCACAAACATATACAATCTACCAGTAGAAGAAGTTGGAACGATTGCAGTTGATAAAAAATATCGAGGGCAAGGCATTGCTGGTAAGCTATATGATGCAGTATTAAAATCCGGACGTATATTATTTGCAGGTGATACTCAAACACCAAATGGGCGTGCCATGTGGAGTAATCTATATAGACGTCCTGATATAGAGGTAACTGGTTGGGTTAGATTTTATGTCAATGATGTTAGACTTAACGTATATACTAATGACGAATTTATTAAATTTATTGAACAACAAGGCGGAGCATACTTCGGAGAAAGTGCTACTACTTACCACGGAAACATAATGTACTTTGAATTTGAGGTTGAACAATTGCCCACTAAAGCAGAATTAGAAATAAGAGGTAAACGTAGCCCAATTAAAGTGTATGGTACTAAGAGCAGTGATTATACTGGTCTAATGGCGAGGTATATAGGATGAGAATAAACGAAATACATAAAATTGCCAGTTATACCTATTCTGGCATAGAATCCTTACAAGATGCAAATAAAAAGCACAGCAGAAATCCAAACTTCAAACCATTACCTGGCAAAGAAGGTCTTTTTTACTTGATATTTCCAGAGCAATTTAGAATTGAATTTATGATTGCTGTGGCTAATACACCAAACATGAAAAATCCCAATGTTGAACCCACTTGGTTAATAGTTGGATATTTAAATGCATATTTAGATACTATTGACAATGTATATGATAAACGGGTGTTACAAGTAGGTGTAATTTCAGTTGACAGTAAATTTCGTGAAAGAGGTATTGCTAGCACACTATACGATCTTCTATTAAAAGGTCCAGAAAAGTTCATACTATTTTCAGGCAGTGATCAAACTCCCGGCGGACAAGCCATGTGGGCTAATTTAAATAGAAAACCTGATATTGAAGTTACTGGTTGGGTCAGTTTTTATACTACTGAACCTAAATCAGCGATGAACAGATATAACGACGCTGAATTTATTAAATTTATCGAAGATCAAGGTGGAGCATATTTTGGAGAAAGTGCAACTGATAAAATTTTTTTTGAATTCGCAGTTAGCCAATTACCCACAAAAGCACAATTGGAAATATTGGGAAAACGTAGCCCAGTCACTGTATACGGCGGGAGACAGACTGGATTGATGGCGAGGTATATAGGATGAAAATACGAGAACTTTACGAAAACGATGACGAACATCGTGCAGCACTACAGAAAACTGGGTTTTGGGGTAAACGTGGTGCAGGTTGTTTATTCCAAGCAATAGACACTGGTAGAATCTGTATAGCACATCGTAGTGCCTACGTTGAACAACCCGGTACATGGGGAACCTGGGGTGGTGCTATAGATGGTAGTGAATCACCTGAAAGTGCAGCACAACGTGAGGTTCGTGAAGAAGCTGGATATAATGGTAAAATGAAGTTGTTACCTATGTATATATTCAAACATCCCAGTGGATTTATCTATTACAATTTTCTAGCATTGGTTGAAACTGAATTTAAACCTGTGCTAGATTGGGAAACACAAGGTTATGCTTGGGTAGAGTATGGTCAATGGCCTAACCCAATGCATCCTGGATTGAAACTATTACTTGCAGATTCCGCTAGTAGTGAGTTAATGAAGAAATACAGTAAATAGATATATGTTAATAAAAGAAGTTACTGCGGCATACAAACTGAATAAGTTAAATATTAAAAAGGATGATCCACGGTATCCGTTGTATACAGATGTCATTAGAAAATATAGTAGGTCAAGTAAATATCTTTCTAATCTTCTTCATAAATTATATAGAGACCCAAGTATAAAATTAAACAACATATCCAAACAAGATGCTCAAATGTTAGACGATATAATGTTTAATCACTCGTTAAACCAAAATATGACTCTTTATTATGGAGTAAAAGAAAGCCCATCCCGTATATGGGTAAAATATAATGTTTCAATGGATCAACCAGTGACCGTACATTTTCCAGGATTTATAAGTACTTCTATTCATGATGTTATAGCGATAGGACATAGTAGAAAAGATTCCTCTACGCTAGCACATGAAAAGTATGTTGGAAAACTTAATGTTCTAGTGATTGAAGTACCTGCAGGTACACCGGGTCTAAATATTGAAAACATTAGTCGTTATCCGGAAGAAGATGAAATTTTACTAGCTAGAGGTTTAAATATCAAAATTTATCCAAATCCGAAACTAGATTCTTTGAATAACGCTTTATTTTGGCGTGCAGAAGTTGTGGGACATACTCCGCAGGAGATCACTGAATGAAAATAACAGAAGTAATCAATCCACATAATTTGAATAAATTAGATATTGGTAAGGATGATCCACGGTATGAACTATATTTACCCACTATAGAAAAATATACTAATGATGCAACTAATATAAGCAATCTACTGCACAAGATATACCATAATAAAAAATTTAGTACACATGAATTAACTAAATTCCCATATAACAGAGATGAAGCATTAATGCTAGACGACATTATGTATAATCATTACATAAAACGAGACATAACTGTTTATCATGGATTACAGGAAAGCCCACTACGTATTTGGCTGAAATATAAAGTTCCTTTTGATCAGCCGGTTACTGTACATTTTCCTTCTTATATAAGCACTAGTACCAATGAAAATGCTGCTCGGAAATTTGCTATTTCAGACAGTTATTTATTCAACTCACTTCTAAATAAACCAGTATATAAAAATCTACTAAATCTAGTACGTAAGGATAATGTATTAGTTCTTAAAGTACCAGCGGGCACACCAGGATTAAGTCTTAAAAAATTTAGTAGACATCCTGGAGAAGATGAAATTTTGCTGGCTCGAGGGTTAAACATAACTATACAGCCAAATCCAGAAATTATAGATTTTTATGCTTTTTGGAATGCAGAAGTCGTGGGACATACTCCGCGGGAGATTGCTGAATGAAAATAACCGAAATAATAACTGAAGGCGGAGTGTTAGGCCGCCATATCGAATCCAAATTAGTAAAATATGATGATCAACTATCATTAGATGTAAAAGTTGATGGTCAAACTGTTGATATCCGCGCCATAGTTGATGGTAAACAGGTTGGTTATGTAGTATTTGACCGTGATGGCAAAACTCTAATTGCCGATGATCTAGCAGTAGACAGAGAATATCGTAGACAAGGTATTGCTACTAAAATGTATGACTACGTAAAAAGTTTAGGTTTCACTGTGAAAAGAAGTGACAATCAACTATCACGTGGTAAACTATTTTGGGATAAAAGCAGAGGTGAAGAAGCCAATGTTTGGGAACAAGAAGATCCAATAGATGAAATGGCATTAGCCAAATATCAAACATTTGGCGACTTTAATAAACCAGGTCCATTTACCGGCGTTGATAAAAAACTTGTACCACATCCTAAGAATATACAAAAAGCAACTACGTTCTTTGAACAAACACCATATGACTTTAGATTGTTCTTTGCTAATATCAGTGGATTAGGTAAATATCGTGAAACTGGACCAGTAAGCCCAGAACGAATAAGGCAAATGTTCAATAAAGAACAAGCTGATGAAATCATTAATGGTAGTGAAGATGCTATCACTGTAATCTATGTAAGCAATGTGGGTGATCGTAAAGTTATGATGACCCCATGGATTATGGCACATCGTTTTGGACATGCGATACAGGCTGGTGCAGGACAGAATCGTACATGGAATGCTTGGACTGAAGTAGAACGACACTTTTTCAGTCAAATAAACCAAATCCTAGTTAACGACTATGGTAAGCAGGCAGGTGCTGCTACAAGAAGAGTCAACACAGATGATGCATTTAGGCGGGCACTAAGTACAGAATACAATGCTCTGTTCAATGCTATTGGTACTCAACGTAGTAGTAGAGAACGACAAATTAATAGACCATATGAATTCATGTACGAAATGTTTGCTCAATATTTAAAGACTGGAACAGTAACACTAAATCCACTGCCAGATCGTATACCTTATGGCAAAATGGTATTTGGTCGTCCAAGTCAATACTTAACACTAAAACCAGAAGTTAGAAATGCCCCAGACACAAAATATATTACCGATACATTAGGCAACGATATAGCTATATTGTTCGGTGATGTTTTATCTAATGCTGTTGGCAAGATTTATGTAATGTAAAATTATGAGAACAACAGAATTCATAACAGAAGAAGAAATCAGTCCTGAATTACAGCAACTGATTGATCAAGCCACTGTTGCCGGCAACAAAATGGCAAGTTCACGCACACTACGTTATCAATTACATGTACCTAGAAAAATATCAGTCAGTGAGGATATGAAACCTAATGCAGAATTATGGACTAGTACTGCTGAATTTAGAGGAGATAACAGTTATACCAGTGCATGGGCAGAATGGTGTTATTACAATATGCCATCATGGTTAGCGAAAGAAGGCAAACTATATGAAGTTCAACCAGGTGCACGTATATTGAATATCGGTAGTGATGCTGCTGCAATAAAAATAGCTAGTTTGTTTGGTCGCAATTACAGTAACGCTAGTAGATACGAACGTTTAGGAAATTATCCCTGGAAAGAACTAAAGTTATATTTTGATGCCATACGTTATCCTGCAAGATTGAAAAGTTCATTTACCAGCCGTCAAAATAATGTATTGATGAGTTTGTGGGATGTGGAATCTACTGCTTGGTATAACACCAACAAACTAAAGTTTCTACGCACAGTAAAAATCAACACTAGGGAATGGTAAAATGAGAGCAAATGAATTTACGCTTAATGAAGTGGCAAATAATCCCTACGATTATGAATTAGATAATGATAGTGCTCAATTCATTGATAAAGATGGCAATAGTTACTCTATTAAATTTATGCGAATTGAATCTGGTGTTTTTGCTGTGGCGTTTTCATCAGGGATATTCGTAGATCAAAAAACTAATAGGCATGATTCATTTCGTATATTTGCCACAGTGATTGACGCTATTAAAAGTTATGCTACCAAAAATCAAGTAGCAATGATTGTTTTTAGTGCAAATAAATCAGAGCCTAATAGAGTCAATCTTTATAAGAAATTAGCACTTGCATTTACCCGTAATAGCAATTACAAATTAATAGAGCATAGCAAAGAAATTACCGATGCTGCACTTAAAGACAGAATTCAATATCTTTTTTGGTATTTAAAAACAAAAGATTTCACGCCATTTATGCTTGTGAATCGTAAATTTACTAATGAACAAGGGTTGGCAGAATCTGCCAGTGGTAAAACACCATCTGGCTACACATGGTCATTTGAACCCGGTGACAAAGTGCCTTGGAAATCTGAAGTTGAAGTTAACACTTTTATTAGAGTAAAGGACGATAAAGGCAAAACAGTATTAGGTGTTTGGGCCGATGTTTACAACGATACAGTTGAAGTTCAATACTCTGAAGTTTTCGATAAAAAGTTAAGAGGCAAAGGCATTTACACTGACTTTCTAAAAGGATTGTCCAAGCATTACAATATCATCTCTGATCAAGACAATAACAACGCAGCAAGAGAAATATATAAGAAGTTAGGTGCTGCATACGATCATAAAACAAAAAAGCATACATTAAGCAGACCAAATCAAGGTGTGACGGAAGGCTTTCTCGATAAGTTTATCAAGCCCAAAAAAGTCAAGCCCGAAATGATAATGAACATTAAAAAGGGAAATGGAGAACTGTATGTCGAAGTTTATATGGGTGAAGATTCAACATATTGGATAGCAAGATTTACATTTGATATGATCGGTGACACCTTAAAAGCCCAGGATATATCTGTGACAGACGAATATAGAGGTCGTGGAATTGCTAAATGGGTATATGACACACTAAAAAACAAAGGATATACTATCAACCGCAGTCCTTATCAGACAGATGACGGCAAGCATTTTTGGGATAAAAACAAAGGCGCAAATGCAAAAGTATGGGAACAAGGTTTGGCGGAAGGAACACTAATATGAGAGCAAATGAATTTATTTCTGAAAGCACTTTAAAACATAAAGTAGCAGACGAAGATTATGATCCAAATGGACCTCCACCTGGACCAGAATTTAAACCAACTATGCCTAAAGGAACAGTGAGGGTAGATGTTTCTGATGTATATGATTGGTATAAATTAGGACAACATATCAGTAATATGAAGGGTTTAGGTAAACACGATTTTGGAAAAGGTCCACCTAGTACTATACTTTCATTCGGCGACGAAGATACAGAGCATGAATATATCAATGATTTAGAAAAAACAGGATTGACAACTACTGATATTGATCCCATTGATCCAAATCAACCTAAAGGAATGAAACGACAAAAAGTTGATCCTACTTTTAATGTAAATGAAGAAAGTGATTTAAACGAAAAGTGGAGTCAAAAATACAAACGTAGTATTGATTGTTCTCACCCAAAAGGATTCAGTCAACGGGCACATTGCCAAGGTCGTAAAAAGAATGAAGATACATTGTCCGAGAAAAAACGTAGAAAAGCAAAAGCTAAAAGAGTATACGGCGGATATGCATTCTATCCAATTGCAGCAGTTGATTCCGGTGAGGGAGGAGACGGTGGAGGTTTAGAAGAAGGTTGGAAAGAAAAATTAGCAGCGGCAGGAGCAGCTGGTGCTATGGCTTTAGGTGGTTATAACTATGTCAAACAACCACCTCAAACAACTCAACAACCACAACCTACAGCACAAGCACAACAAAAAACAATTAAACCCATTACACAGAAACCCCTAGAAAAAATTCTATATAATCATGCAGTAAAAGCAGGCTTATCAGGTGATGAACTTGCACAATTCATGGCACAATGCGCTCATGAAACAAATGATTGGAATAGCTTAGTTGAATATGGTGGAAGTTTAGATTTCAGAAAATATGATCCTAAATTTGCACCTAAAAAGGCAAAGATATTAGGAAATACCAAAATAGGTGACGGCGCCAGATATAAAGGCAGAGGATATATACAAATTACAGGTAGATACAACTATACAAAGGCAAGTAAAGCATTGGGTATTGATCTTGTCAATAAACCAGAACTAGCACAACATCCAGATACAGCAGCAGAAATAGCATTGTTGTTTTGGAAAAATCGTGTTCGTCCAAATGTTGATGATTTTCAAAATACAACACAGGTAACAAAAAAGATAAACTCAGGTTTACGTGGACTTGAAGATCGTCACGAAAATTACCAAGACTACTTACGTGGTTCAGGAAACAATAAAAAATGATTACAATTACAGAAAAAGCAAAAACGAAAATCTTTGATATTCTTGTAGAAGAAGAAAACAATGTCAATTTAAGAGTATTTGTTCAAGGCGGAGGATGCGCAGGATTCAGTTATGGGTTTTCAATGGATGAATCTAAAAACGAAGATGACTTTGAATTTAAGGTCGATAAATTTAGTGTCATAGTAGATGCAATGAGTATGCAATACTTGTCAGGATCAGCTATTGATTATAAAGAAACATTGATGGGTTCTAATTTTACAATTGAAAACCCGAACGTTGAAAGCACTTGTGGTTGTGGTAGTAGTTTTAGCATAAATACTTATAACGATTACGAAGAGGATTAAGTATGGCAATCACTGGACAACAAATTATCAATATAGGACTACCTAATGAATCAGCAGGTAGTGATACCCTATATACCGCATTTAACAAAACTAAAACTAATTTCAACACACTTTTCACTAATGCTAGTCCATATAATACATTCAATGGCAACACTGGAATAACTGTCACAAGTAATAGTATTGCAGGTACAGTTGATATTTTAAATAGTGGTGTTACCAATATTATTGCAGGTACTAATATCACTGTAAACCAAGCTAACGGAAATGTTACCATTAGCTCAACTGGCGGAGGCGGTGGCTCAGGTACAGTCACAAGCATAGGTGTTACCCCTGTAAGTAATACCAGATTAGTAACTACCGGCACACCAGTAGTAAGTTCAGGTAATATTACAATAGATTTAGCAACTACTGGAATAAGTGCTGGTACATACACCTATCCTACTGTTACCGTTGATGCGTATGGTAGAGTCACAGGAATAGCAAATGCAAGTTCTGTTGGTACGGTAACAAGTGTTGCAGTAAGTCCAGGAACAGGCATACAAGTAAGTGGTAGCCCAATTACCACAAATGGAACAATAACCATTACAAACACAGGTGTTACCAGACTGACAGCAGGCTCAGGAGTGTCCTTAAGTGGCAGTAATGGCAACGTTACCATCTCTACATTTTTAACAGGCGGTACTGTTACCAGTGTTAACATTACCAGTACTACGTTAGATGTTACAGGAAGTGCTATCACAGGTGCAGGAACTATCACCGTTGATCTACCTGCAAACGTAGACGTAACAGGATCATTATATTTAAGCAGCAGTGAAGATTTAGCTAACGGCGCTGCTGCCAATCTTGCAAAATCTGCAAGTTATTTCTCAACTGGTGCTACAGGTGAAACTGCAACATTAGCAGCAGGCACTAATGGTCAAATCAAAACATTTATGATGGTAGCAGATGGTGGTGGTAACATGGTAATCACAGTTACCAACGCCGCTTGGGGCGGTGCAGGTACGCTTACTTTTGCTGATGTAGGTGATGCTTGTATAATGCAATATATTGCGAGCAAATGGTTCGTTATAGGAAATAACGGAGTCGCATTGGCATAAAAGGCCCTTTCGGGCCTTTTTACTTAATCTTCAAAACAAATTTTATGTATTTGTCCTTACACATTGCAGGGGCATCAACATAAGGAAGTTTGACTTCAAAAGGACATGAGTGTTTCCACTTGTTATTTTTCATGAAATAACGTAGCTCTTGCACATCCTTTAGATCAGAAGGGTTGAATTCCCTTCGTTCTGGTTTAGTTATCACTTACTTCTTCTTTGATTTCGTCAAGAATCTGTTCAGCGGAAACTGATTCCTTCTTTGACTTTGCCTTAGCCTTGATAGTGTCAAGACTTGGCTTTACATCTTGCTTGGTCTTCTTGACCTTTACTTCACCCTTAGGCTTCGGTTCACGCTTGGGAGTCTTCTCTTGACGATCAATGATCGCATCATTGATGGTTGCCTGATCTTCGGCTGATTGGAATAGTTGATGATTCTTGAGATATTCAAGAGCTTCCATCTTTGTCATTTCACTGGGAAGTTCAATGAACTCACAACGGGTAGCTCCACCCTTCGTGAATTGCTTAATCCTACGAATCATATCATCAGTAAAGCGAACCTTACTGACGCCGTTATGAACAGTAATACCTGCAACTTTGTAAGTATTTGACATGATAAATTTCCTTTGATGAGTTGAAAAACTTATTATAACACGGTTTGAAAATAATTTCAACCTAAAGTTGAATTATTCGGGAATGTAAGCAGCGGATTCGGAAATGAGGTTTTCACGACCATATTGAGCAATCAGCATTTGATATGCGTTATACCCATTATCAGCCTGAACTACCACACGATAATAACCACCACCACTGTTACGGACAAGAGCCCAATAGCTATGCATAATTTTTACTCCTAAATTAGTTGAAACAAAACTACCAACAAAAACAAACTGTTTGAAACGTTATGCCAAAACATCAAATCTTTGTTATAGACATAACCTTTTACTTTATTAAACATTTTTTTCATGATTATTTTTAATAGTTGACCATATGTTGCTATACCTCCTCAACGTTCAAATTTTAAGAAAATCGCATATGTGTAAAATATGACGGACGTAATCGCAAAAATTGCAAGACAATATAGATTGAAACCCAATACATTGAAAAACATTGAATTCAGTGTTCCAGGAATTAAACTATATGTTAGTATTTGAACCGTTGATTGCATTTTTAATCGTATGAAGATACGTCCCAAGCTGAATTGTTTTTATGTTTTGGCCGACGTTTGAATTGAGTCTTTTGAAGCTTTTTATCAAAAAACTTATCTTCATCAACAAACTTTTCTTTTTTAGAAAAGATGCTTTTTGGCTTCTGAGGGGTACGCTCTTTCTTCATTTTACTGCCAATTGTCAATCTTGTTTACATACTTGGGCTTACGCTTGTATGAATTCTTGGGTTTAACATACTTTGACTTATCGGGATTATCATCAAAACTTTGGTCGTGATTTGCACGGTTAGATTGACGAGGAATCTTGAACCCAATTGTGTACTTGTTCATTATTAACCCTTGAGAGTATAAGCCTGTTGATCTTCAATAGTGGTTACGAATGTTTTTACTTTTTGTTCTTTATCCCAAGAAATTGTATACGAATTGTCATTATCGCACAACTCTAAAATTTCCTTTTCATCAATGACACGATGAGAAACAATCGTTTCATCAAGGTGTTTTTGCGAAAACTCTTTTCCTTCTTGCATGGTTACAGTATCAAGTGCATAATCACTGTGCCCAGCAGGTACTTCAATTACATACCTAATACGAAACATTGATACAGTTTCTACAAGAACCATTTCAGTTTTTTCTTTCATATTACCTCTTCAATATCAATCAAAAACCATTGTAAATCTACGACCTTTATAATCAAAGATCACTGTTTCACCGCGTTGAACTGTAACGGGAACTTCTTTGCATACTTCACGATATTCTTCATTTCGTTGATCGTGACCAATGCGATTGCCAACTCCAGCACCTACTACAGCACCCAAAACTGTAGCAACATCTCTACCAGAACCATTACCAACTTGGTTACCAATGATGCCACCGGCAACACCGCCGATTACTGTACCCAACGTACTATTGTCAGAATAGAATCGTTCTCGTTGACATTGGCGTTGAAAAATAGTCTGAAACCTAGGAGTAGCACTTACAACAGTAGCAACGTCATTCCTTGAAAAATAAGGATCATGAGCATTAGCACTAACAGCAACAAAAAACAAAACACAAGGTAGAAATTTATTCATTTTTCTCTCCGTTAAACAATGATGATATCACTAAAACCTTCAGCCTTAGTAGGCATTTCAAAATTATTTATCATACTACGGATAACATGATCAGGGATCGTTTTGCCCGGTCTATTTCCCAAACGCTTTTTAAGTTCTTCAGCATTTGGAGTAGTAAACACTACAGCAATATGCTTATAGTTGGGCAACATCTTGAACTTGCGTTTACGACTTGCAACGGTAGTTGATGTTTGATCCCAGATAATGTCCAAATTGTTTTTACGTGCATTGATTACATCGTCTGTCATCAATTGTACAGCAATTGGCATATATTTGTCAAACACCTCACTGTAGGTTTTACCCATTTTTTCAGCATAGTCTTCAACATGGTTGTCGGTACTGACAACTACAGCATCCTTAGCCCAAGGTTGGTTCTTAATCCAAGTGGATTTACCTGAACCGGGCACTCCAATCAATTGATAGCAAGTTGGCATGATTAATTCTTTATTGATGCAATCAAAATTTCGTTTTCAGACATTGTAGTGGGTTTTCCATTAATTGTCAATGGCTCTTTATTAGAGTGCGGCATACCCAAAGCCTTCAACAACTTTTTCTTTACAAGCCTGTTTGGGCAGCGAAAAGTTTCAGTGTCGTTGAAGCCCAACATGATGCCGACTTCTGTTACAGCACCACTACGAAATACTCCCGCATGACAATGTGCGATCACATTCATATTGTTTTCTTTGGCGTGCTTCAACAGGCTGGCAATTTCTTTTGCCTGTTCGTCAGTAATAGCAAACTCACCCATCAGTGACATTGAGCCATCACCCATGTTAGTCTTGCCGTCATCTTCAATGTCAAGAAATTCAAACTTATGAGTCTCTTTGAAGTTGTACAATGGAATAGGGAAATCTTCACCTGGATCCATGATTTGGATCAACATAGAGTTTTCACCGGCATCAAAATGATGTCCCCGTGAAATATCAATCTTGCTTACATTCTGTATAAAGTTATTCATTTGAAAGTATTAAGTGCAGGGTTATGTTCTTTGATCAACTGAGTTTCCAACGCATGAGCAGCAGCCTTACCGCGAACCACTTCCAAAGGACCAAACACAAAAGCTTCGGGTCCATCAGTACGCAAAGCAAGACTAAGACTCCAATTCTTATCTTCAGTCAAGGCACGTTGAAGATGCTTTTGCATACGCCGAGTAAGGGTTTTACGCACGTTGCCATTATAGCAAAGTGCAGTAAGACCAATGTAGAATTCATGCGTAACCACGTTTTGAACGTAGTAAATGACATGATTCCTGTCAGACCTGCGCTTACGTTGAATCTTCAACATGAATGCATTATATGCTATGCTGGATTTATTGTCAACCGTAAAATTCCAATAAATTTATCAAATTCTTCCTAACACACTCTCTAAAAGTTTTTTTTCTTTGTTGGCCACATCTATCTCCCAGGGCATATTTTTCCATTCTTCCATTGTTGGATTTTTTGATACATGATAAATCCTTTTATCAAAAACAACACATCCATTGCGTCTTCCCACCAACCGACCTAAATGTATTTGGTTCAAATGCAATAACTCATGTACGAAGGGAACAACGGATTCTTTTTTATCTAGATTTTCATGTAATCTTATCCTATTTTTAAATCTTCTGTCTAAAAGAGTTTCCCCGTATACGTTGTAGTTCAATTGTCGGAATTCTACTTCTAGCTTTTCAGGTAAAGATAATAGTTGCCTAGTTATTTGAAATATGTGTTCTAAAACTATTTCCTTTTCACGATCATAGTTTGAGCCAATATAAATGAATCGTATCATCAACTATTTATAGACTAAAGAACTAAATACAGTTGCATATTTAAACCCAAAAAAGAAGAATAAAAAGGAGGTATTAAATCATGAATGCTAACGTATTCATTGAGTTTTCCTTAAACAGTAAAAGGAAACAACAATGAAAAAATATTTACTAATATTTGTTTTTACAGGATTTTTGTATGGATGCGAAGAAACATATAGATATCCATGCCAAGACCCAAAAAATCGAGGAACAGAAGAATGTAAGCCCGAAAATTGCTCAATAACTAGAACCTGTATTTTAGATAAGGATAAAAAATGAACGACAGACTAACCGACGAACAAATTAACACAAGAGTTAAAGCATTTATAGTATCATGTTTAGCTCTTACATTAATGGGAATTGTCTTTGTTGTGTTGTACAGTATTATATTTGTTACACAACCTTTCAATGATATGAGCCCAGTAGATTCAAAGTTTTTTGAGTTGATAATTCCAATAGCTACATTTTTAACTGGTACCTTGTCAGGATATATATTGTCAGGCGCAGAGAAAAAAGACAAAAAATGCAACGACTCTGACAAAAAAGAAGACCACAAATAAAAAAAGGGCCCTAAGGCCCTTTTTCATTTAGCAAGCATATCGGTCTGACATGACCACCTTCATCATCATTCCCAGGGGAGTAAACTCCGCAGGATCAGCCTTCAACAAGCTGGTCATGATACTTGGGCTGAAGCCACTTACCAATGCTGCACCACTCTTGTCACTCTTAACAGGGACATTGTCCGAACTGTTAAGGTTCCAGAATACTACAGCAGGCATATCATAACCAGCTGCCGCATACTTACGCTCAATCATTTCCATAGCACTGTCATCATTTCTGATGCACTGGTTAAAATTCATGTCACTCATAATGAGTAACATCTTTGGCATATCACTTTGAGGAACATTGTTCTTCACAGCGGTGCTTAGGATCTTGTCAAAAGCAGCATGTAGATTAGTACTCATGCCCCAAGAACTCTTGACCATTTGTTGAGCCTTCTGAACAATGTTGCCCTTGAGGGTCAACAGTTCAGGACGCTCACTGAATGTCAAGAAAGTACCGTTGAAAGCACCCTTGTTCTTATCAGCCAAGTACAATCCCAATGAGACTGAAACATCAATACACCGAACGTTTGTACCCTTGCCTGCTGGTGCAGTCATAGAGCCACTAACGTCAACGACGGGCATGATGTTAGCATCACCAACATAGTTAGGCAATGCATCCCATTGTGCTACGATATGATCCAGTTCAGTCTTATTCAAAGAAGCCAAACCACCGTAAGTATCAAATACACCCTTAAGGACATCATGCGGGAAGATAGCTCCAGCATTGACCTTAACAGTAGGATCACCCTTGACCAACTTTTCTACATATTCTGCAAACTTTACACTATGACGATTGAACGCCTTCTTGTAAATACGTGCAGCCTGTGAAGGAACATGGCTGAAGTTGATGTTATCCCAATCGTTGGCACACATTTGTGATTCAACAACTGAGGTCATACCTACCAGTGTCTTACGATACTGCTTTGGACTCATTCCATAGAACTCACGGATTTCACGGGCAACTGGTCCCTTACGAGGAGTCCACTTAGCCGCTAGACCATTACGTTCACGTAGCTTATCGCCCAATAGGGTATAAGCCTTTGCCTTCATATCCTTGGTCTTGAAGACAAACAAGTCATCAAAACGACCAAGTTCAGGTACACGATTCAACAGACGAACTGCTGACTCTGGATCGGTCTTTTCCAGATGAGTCATGATATCACGGAAAAGCTGACGCTCACCCGCTCCTTCACGGACATCACGTGCCCATAGCGCGATACGCAGGGCAAGATCACGGTCTTGCACATATGCAGCGGTAAACGCTGGGATAATGTTTTTTCCGCGGCTTGCACCGATATTGTAGAATAGATCAACCAGTGCATTGCTGGTAGTCTTACGAGCCTTCATACCGTTAGTGGTACGTGCTTCCTGCTCTTGAATTGCGTTTACAAATGCGTTCATTTTTTGATTTCCTTTCTGAATGCGTTTTTTTCGATATACTTGAAAATTTAGGTTGCTGTTAGCATTCTAATATAAAAACAGGTTAGTTGTCTACTTTTTGATTTAAGAGAGAAATCGAAACTCTCCTCGATAGCCTTGAAGTTATCTTTGACCATCAGGACCATGTTTTGGAGTTTTGCTGTACCTAACCTTTGTCTCTCAACATGTAAGCATTATATGCTACATGTTATTATTTTAATAATGTTTTGGGCGTTTTTGTTTAGGTTTTTCTTGTTTCAAGAATTTATGATCGCCCAACCTTTTTAGGTATTCACGATCAATTTGCTTTTCTTCAATTTCCTGAAGAGCGGTTAAATGGTTACCGTGTTTTGAAACAATTTTTCGTGCATGACCTCTATCTAACTCACGTTGTCTAATTGAGGCGATCAACACTAGGTCAAACCTATTACCAATCGCTTCAACTGCCTTTTCACTAGAAATTCTTGCCATCTTGATTCTCTTTTTGTTGTGTTGTTTGATCTTGGTCAGTTTGTGTTTCAAAATCTTCTTCTAAATCTCTGCCAAAAATAGCATCCCACCTTTTGACCCATTCTTCATGACTAATGCTAAAGGGTCTTTGTGTTGACCCCTTACCAGCTTCACTCATTTTCCTTGACCTCTGTATGCCTTAAAAGACCTTTTCTCTGACTTGCTCATAGCAGAAGTTTTTGGTTTACTTCCACCTTGACAGGTTCTTTTTGAGATAATTTTTCTTTCGCCTGATTTTGCTGCCATCTTACTTTCCTTATTAAGTTGTTTTATTATTCTACAACATCCAATGTGTTACATCAAATTCTTGGTAAAACTCATTTTTAGATTTTCCATTACCTTCACAATATGTGGTTGGATCATATTCATACACAAAAGTTTTATTTGGTAACATTTCATTATATGTTTGTATAAACTCTATTTTTCCTAATTCTTTTTTTATGTGTTCAAAAACATTTGCACCTGGATTAGTATCAATTACTGTTCCAAATAAAGCTTTGGTTACACCATGCATGTATGTTTGAGCGCCCAAAAAATAAATATCGTTTATACCCTGCCTTCTGCGTAACAAGTTAAGTTCTAATACTTCTTTGTAAATAGGATTTTCTGGTGCGCTGATAATTAAATCCTGTGAAAAGTCAAAATCGTTATTAGTAGGCAAAACACATTTTGCAGTTGGACTAATGATATCATTTAGTTTTTTGTTGAACAATCTATCAATATCAATGTACATTCCACCTTCATTATATATCTTCAGTAATCTCCAAACATCAGATTTTTCTACAATATGTCTAGATGAGAGAAGATTGTAATCATACCTACTTAAATTTTTGCTTAAATAACTTTCCAATTCAACATCATCTGAAAGTTGCAACTGCCAATCTTGATTTATATCAACGATGTTTCTAACGCCATTCAATATTAAAGGTGCCTGATTATTCAAGATATCTTTACTTTTCCAAGTAACATGAACTACTTTAGGTATTAGCATTATTAAAAATCTATATGAAATTCTAAATCGTTTGGATTGTTTGGCATGTCTAATACATTTGGTAGTGTTAGATTTTTGTCGTAAATGATATTTTCTGAACTTGTAAAAGTTAGTTCTATTACATCTGGCACTACTCCATTTTCTGTTTTGTAATACATATAATTGTTTACGTGTAAATGTACCAACTTCAACCTCGTTTTGCCAATAAAATTAGTTACCAAATTAAAGTTTTTATATTGTGCGATATCATGAAATTCAATTACCAATCCAGAAAAAATTCTGTCATGCATCATGATGTCATCTAATATATTGTATTCGTTACCCTCAATATCACATTTTAAAAATACTGATTCTGTGTCCTTCAATACAGCCTCGACACTAATTTCATCTAAGCCATTGCCTATGTTTTTTGTGTGAAATTTTCTATTGGAGTGAAATTGGTTTTGATACAAATCGTTAGATGCTCTGCTGTCTTTGTCATATAGAGATATTGCTACATCATTCAACTTTAAAAAATCTAATTCAAATGAGCAATCTTCACCGACTCCAAATCCAATAAAGTTTTTTGTGTTTAAAACATCTTGATAAGATATCAAATATCCTCCGTCATTTTTTTTACCTAACCTAATCAAATCTAAACATTTGAAGGGTTGTAATATTTTAGGTAGGATGATTTTATGCATGTTGGTATTTATAGCTAAATATCAACGTGAAAAAAGAACGTATTCCTACAAATCTCCGCCGTCGTGTTATAGAACGTGATGGTTATTATTGTGTCTACTGTGACGAAGACTTAACCAATGCTGAGATACATTTAGATCATGTTATACCTGAAAGTCAAGGTGGACCAACCACCTATGACAATTTGCAAGTTACATGCAGAAAATGCAATCTAGCTAAAGGTGTGCTTACTGAAGGTGAGTTCACCACTAGGTTAAGAAACCGAGCTATCAATATTCTTAACAGACTCGGTCATAAATAGCAGGATACATTTTTACTGGTTAGATTACAAGTCTAGAGTATAAATTTTTGCTGTTAGTATCCTATGTTTGGTGCGACTGGCCGGAGTCGAACCGGCACGCTAAAAAGCGATGGATTTTAAGTCCATTGCGGCTACCAATTACGCCACAGTCGCAAAATGCTTATCAGCTAATGTGTCTATTATATAGACCTTTTTCTACTTGTCAATAACTTTTTTGTCTTCTTTTACCTTTTCTACTAATCTGCGTTTTACCATGTTCTTCAATCCTGGTTCACAACTCATTGCAATCGGAACCATTTGATTCCTTACACGGCTACGAAGACTGAACTCAACATTATGATTGCCAGGATCTTCATACCATTTCAAATCACGATACCGACAATATTCTTCTAATTTACTCTTGTCGGTAAGTAGAAATGGACGAAACACATTACGATTACGATGCGGCATATATTCACCACGTCCACGCAAACATGTCATCAAATACCACTCAACCGCGTCATCAAGTGTATGCCCAGTAGCAACATAAGTATCAAAACTATGAAACCAATTATAACGTGCATTACGCCAATGCTCTTCTTTGTTCCCATGATTTTGGTCTCCAGTTTGATAGCCGGTGATCAATTTAATACCTAACTTATATGATAGATTATCAACGGTTTCTAGTTCATATTTATGAGCATGATCAAGATGGCTGAAGTGCAATAATGTAACATCACGCCATTCACTAAGAATGGCTGCTGTTGCTACACTATCTACGCCGCCACTACAGGCAACATAAAGTTTATTAGGTACACTTTCAGTGTAGGTCCAATTGAATTTCATATAAAACCTCTATGCTATTCAAGATTATATATGAAATTACATTTATCGTCAAATTACTTATTGGCCAACGGATTGTCCAATGCTTTCTTTATCTTAGCATCCACTTCATTTTTTATGTTTCGTATTTCAGCGGCATTTTCTTTATCCAATCTGTTCATTTCTTGTCTTACAGTTTTAAGTTCTAAATCAATTTCTCTTTGACTTTGTTTAGTGCCTCTTTCTACTTGATCAACAACAGATTCTAATCTACGTATATCCGACTTTAAATCATTTTTAATCTCATTGGTGTAGTTAGTAGCTTCCTGTACACTTGCTTTAGTAAGTTCCATTTGTTTCTGCAACACACTTAATTTTTCATTCATTGGAGCAAAATCAGGTGCAACATATTCTTGAATTGCTTTTTTCATATCCATGTAATCTTTATACACTTCAAATGCTGCATATAAACCACCCAATACTGATGAAACTATCGTAGCCATGATCATCAGCTTTGCAGGAGTAAAACTATATCCCCCAATTGATATAACAGTGTTGTTTATTTTTTCGTCCAATTCCATTTCTTTTTGTTCTTCGTTCATTGTTATCTCCTATATTGATCTTGCACTAAATTATCAAATAATCTACTGCTAGATGAATTAAGTTGTCTTAGAACACTATTGTTATCAATCACAGTTTGATTACGATAAATTTCTCTCGGTGAATAAAAAACTGAATCTCTTAATTGCAGACTCAAGTATGAATTGAAACCATTAGGAACAACCGCTAACGAACGCATGTCAATACGTTCTGGTAAATCAGAATTTACCGCAGAACCACGTAAATTTTCAGACAATGGTTTTTCTTTAGCATCGTCTACTGTTGTAGTATTATTTTTAACCTCATTGTTAGTTCTTAATTGTTGTACCCTGTTAACATCTGAATTTTCATTTGCTTGAGCAAACATATTAAATCTTGGATTTTGCCTATCTTCTAGTGAGTTATTATTCTGTGATTCCATGCTAGACATTAATGTGTTTTCTAAAACAGAATTAACCACATTGGATAAGTTTCTTATTGCCTGATTGCTAAATGCTAATGCTGGGCTACGTTCTTTTGTTTTATCTGAACTTTGTCTTGATACTTCTGGAATTCCTGTAGCTATTGATATAGATCCATTAGTTGTCAACTGAACACCACCCACATCAACTGATGTGGTGTTTGGAATTTCTTCTGCTACTTGAACTTCAGTATTTTTATTTTGAATTTTAGTAAAATCTTCTTTACCTTGAAGAGCTAGTCTAGTTGCAAACTCTCTACTGTAGCCCGGACAACTAATACTGTATAATGGATTTCCAGGACACATTTGTTCTAATATAGCTTGTTCGTATCCAGGACAACTAATGCTGTACAATGAATTCATGCTACATTGCAGATTAAAATAAGCCTGTTGGTATCCTTCGCATGTAATACTGCTTAAAGGATTAATTTGACATTGGTTCACTGCATCTGAGTAAAAGCTAAAGTTGTTAGCACTGAAATTTCCGCCTGGGTGTCTAGCCCATTGTTTATACTCACCTGCTGCAATATCTCCTGTGTATCCTATGGTAAATGGTTGTCTTATTACATTAACTTCTTGGTATCTAAATTCAAATGCACTGTTATTCCATAATTGCACTTCAAATGTATTGCTGAAATTTCTACCAATGTTGTTACTATATTCCTTTGACCCATACCAACCAAATATTGCAGTGTTTGAATCTATTCTATAATATGGATTAGCATTTCCATGATTTATTAAATCAGTCCATAATGGAAATAATGCATAGTTATATGCTGAATTTAATGCATTTAACGGTTCACTATTGTAGCCTGTTATATTTCCATTTGAAAAACTTATAACTCCGTTGTTGCTGACCCAGACACTGTTAAAATTTTTACCAAACAATGTTACATTGAAGGGTAAAGGAATATTTTGACTAACTTGGTCATCTCCTAGATTTAAAGCAATACCTGAACCACGTACATCTACTAAAGGTACTCCGGGCCTTACGCCCGGAAATATCTCATTGGAATATACGAGTGATGAGATTGCTAAAGAAAGTGCTAATACTAAATAACGAAGCATTTTGTTTTTCCTTTTCAACTGCAGGTATACGGTCTGGATTAGCTTCCCACAATTGTCTTGCTGCATCACCTATCTTACCATCAAATGGGCAAGGTGTGCCAGCAGAAAGCATAGCATCAAATACTCTACGATCTTGACATAGGACACTTACCGCTGCAACCTTCATACCCATGTCATACATGGTTTTGCTTAGTTTTAGCCTTTCACAATTAAAATCTCTTTGAGTTTTTCCTGCACTTACACCTAAAATCTGTGTCTGTACAGCACCGCTTACACCTACTGTACATAGGTCAGGATTTCCGCCGCTCATCATAGTTGGAGCAACTGCGGTTGGTGGTGGTTGAATTAATGTTTGTTTAACATCACTACGACTATAACTGTCGTTTCTATTAACACTGTTTAAATCTTGTGTTGTTGTATTAGTGTTAACGTTGGTATTCGTATTTGCACTTGTAGTGTGCCCAGAATTAATGTTTACATTAGTACTTTCATTTGTACTAGTTGAACGATTGATGTTTTCGTTGGTACTGGTAACCGTGGTTACGTTTATATTTTGATTGTTATTGATATTGTTACTGTTTACAGTGCTAGACGAACTATTAAATGTATCAACTCTAGAAGTTGAATCATAGGTAGTTTGTCCATAGGCAATACCACAACAAACAGCTAAACCAATTATTATTATTTTTCTCATGGTTTTCTCCTGTTTACAGATGTATTTATTGCATCCGAGAGAAAACCAAAGTGAGAGTATATACTTTCTTATGGTGTGTTTAAATACACCTACTGACCACACCCCGAATGCATATTAATATATGGGGCTAGATTTTTTACGGCCGATGATTATTTCTAAATTTACTGCAGGAATTTAGAATTTTGTCTGACTATTCAATAACAATATGAATGTCAGCATCCAACCAGTGTGTCTTACCACACAGTAATTTAATAAATAAATTTTTTGATCAGTATGTGTATTTAAACATGTAGCTATTATACTTCAAGTTTTGATTTTGTCTATTAGTTTTGGTAAAAAATAAAATAAATACAAGGTGAGAACTTATAAAAACTTTACTCCAGGTGGATTGTATTTCCAACTAAGTTTGAGTGAGGTTGGTATTTGTTGCATCCTAGTATATGATTTGTTTGATTGTGAACTTAAGATACGTTATTTTTCTGATAGAAATGAAGCGTTAAGATTCATCAACAATCTTTGATTTTTGGCCGGTCCTGCAGGACTTGAACCCGCAACCTCAAGCTTCGAAGGCTTGCACTCTAATCCATTGAGTTAAGGACCGTTTAATGTCTTTTTTGATAATCAACAATTGCTGCTTTAATAGCATCTTCTGCCAAAATACTACAATGTATTTTTACGGGAGGCAATGCTAATTCTGCTGCAATATCTGTATTTTTGATTTGTGTTGCTTGTTCTAGTGTTTTACCTTTTACCCATTCGGTTACCAATGAACTGGATGCGATAGCTGATCCACAACCATAGGTTTTGAATCGTGCATCAGTTATCAAGCCTGTTTCATTGTCAACTTTTATTTGCAATCGCATTACATCTCCGCACGACGGAGCTCCAACCATACCTGTTCCTACATCTGGATCATTTTTTTCAAATGATCCTACATTTCTAGGATTTTCATAGTGGTCAATTACTTTGTCTGAATAGGACATAACATATCTCCTAATAATATTTATCTTGGCGGAGAAGGTGAGCCTCGAACTCACACACCCGTTTAAGGGCCCTCTGTGTTCAAAACAGCCGCCGCTAGTCCAACTCGGCTAACATCTCCATATTTTTGGCAGGGGGTCTGGGTTACGATCCCAGTCACCTACTTTCAAAGAGTAGTATCTGCTCCAATCGATTTACCCCCAATTGTTCTTACTGGTGCTGATAGCAGGATTTGAACCTGCGACCTCTTCCTTACCAAGGAAGTACACTACCACTGTGTTATATCAGCAATTATATTTGGTGCCACCAGTAGGATTCGAACCTACAACGCCCGATTCTTCAGACCGGCGCTCTACCAATTGGAGCTATAGTGGCATTAATTTTGGTGCCTAGTGGTGGGATCGAACCACCGACCAACGCCTTATCAAGACGCTGCTCTACCTCTGAGCTAACCAGGCTTTAATCTAATATATTCTAGCACCTAGTGAACCAGAATGAGAATCAAGGAGTAGGGTTCAAACTACCGCCCGATTATTACCACAGGGTTTCTGCTTTGCTCCACAGTCCCATGCAGTCATTCTCTAAGTGCTAGAATATATTAGATTGGTAGTGACGGTTGGAATCGAACCAACACCATTCCGACTTATGAGGCCGGCGTACACACCACTTATACTACGTCACCAATCATTATTACGTTGCTTGTCCAACTTACGTTGGGCTTTGTTACTCTTACGATGAACACCAGCACGACGAAACAGTACCAGAGCCACCAAAGGATTGCGTTCACGAACACGTTGAACTTGCACAGTTTCAGTCTTCATTTCAATATCTCCAACAGAATGCTAGTATAGCAACATCTGTAATTTTTGTCAACTATTTATCTTCAA